TGTCGGATGGCAGGGCGAAGGGTGCGTCTCGCCATCCAGGAACACCATGACGTAGTGGCCTTGGCTCGGCCGCTCTGGAGCGACGACGCCAAAGCGGTCGATCTCCGTGTGCCACACCCTCTGGCCGGGCCGGGGATCGACGCCGTAGGCGTGACGGACGTAGTCGTATTCGGCCATGGGTCTCACGTCCCTTCCCCCTCACCGGAAACGGTAGGGGCGGTCTTCAGTCTCCAGAGGATCGCCTTGCCCAAGCCGTTACCCTCGCCGTCGAAGGCTTCGACTTCTCCGCTGTTCAGCAGCGCGTAGAGGCGGCGGCGGGCTGTGGCTGTCTTGATGCCACAGCGCTCGGCAACCTCGCGGGTATCGAGCATCCCATCGCCACCCTTCCCGCTGTCGCTACGGAGCGCGTCGCGCAGCTTCCCCCTGATCTGATCGAGGTTGATCTGCGTCTGGAAGCTGTTCGCGGTCATGGTTCGATCCCCGTCTCGGACCCATCAGCCGCCACCGGCTCAGCGCCTTCCGTCTGGCGGCCTTCTCCTTCGGAGGGGTGGGGGTTTAGTGCGTCATGTTCTGAGAGTGCGACGGGGCGTGCCGTAGCCCCCCCGTCCCGCTGGCTCTGAGCTTCGCTGGATGGGGCGGACGGCAGCGGCTTCCAGTGGGTGAAGGGCGCGTGCTTGCGGCCCAAGAACTCCCCGAAGGTGTTGCAAACCCAACCGGGCGCGCGGATGCGGTGCCAATCGCTGTCGCACAGCCCGCCCATCTCGCCGCATTCATGGTGCGGGTAACCCCAGAAAACCGTGTCTCGGCCGGCCTCCGGTCTCCACACGTCGATGATGGTCCCATCCTTGGGCGCGGTGGCGATGTCCCGCCATCCATCGGAGTGCTGCGCTTCGGTCGCCGTTGGCTTGCCAACGTGCGCAGGCAAGGAAGCGCTTGATGACCCCCCTTCCTTTCCTTCGGATAGACCGGAGAGAGCGTCGGCTGCGATCCGCCCACAATGATCAAGGCGGCCTTGAAGATTGTATCCCGGTGTGCCCCCCGTGCTGACGTACTGGATGCGGCCCAGCGCGTAGCGAAGCCAAACGTCCTCTCCGTTCACCTGAGGAGGCGTGGCGGCTTCGGCGAGGGCGGCGCGAGCTCGTTCCAGTGAGGCTCGGTAGTCGATAAGCATCTGATCGAACATCTTGTCCGACGGCGCAGCTTTCTTCGGAGACCGCTCAAGCAGCGATATGGCGGCAGCCAAATGCGCAGCCGTGTCCTTCAGCGCCTCTATGAGCTTGCTGGTCATTGGGGTGTGGCCTGGGCGAGATGGGCGTGGTCTTCGTCGGCCGGTTCGTCAGGCTCTGGCCGGTAGTCGGTGAGGTTCGCGCATGTCTGGCGCGTCTCGCATGGACGCATCCGGTTGAAGCCGCAGAACTTGCAGCGGCGAAGCGGCTCCCAGGCCAACTCGAAAAGCTCATCCCACTTCGACAGGTCGATGAAGCGCAACTCGTTGGTGAAGTTGCCGTAGACCTGAACGATGGCGTACTGGCCCGACCAGTTGACGTGATAGTCCCGGTGGCTCGGGTGCTGCCACAAACCTACAAACGACCACGCCGAGCGATCTTCTCGGCTGTAGTAGACGTGGCCCGGCAATGGGTGCTTAGCGTCTTCCACCTAAGCCTCCTTGGTGTTGGTGAGGACCGAGGGAGCCGACATCAGGCCGCCTCGGCCGGGAGACGTGCGGCGTCGAGCGCGGCGTCGATCAGGCTGAGGAGCTGATCGGCTTCCTTGGCCGTGAGCTTGCGGCTGGTGGCGCTGGAGATGGCGACGCGCGCCTCGCGCAGGGCGGCGGCGAGGCGGACTAGGGCGCGGTCCTCCGACGCCACCTCCATGACCTGCTGCATGAAGGTGTCGCGTCGCGGAGGCTCTTCGAGGACCTGGGGCGTCTCCGGTTTGATCGCCGCCTCTTGAGCGGCGGCTGGAGCTGTCGCTGCCGCGCCATTGAGCCAGTAGGTGGAGTAGAGGCCGCCGTCTTCGGGCTTGAAGCCGAGTAGGGCCTGGGCGGCGGCAAGGTCGGCGTCGCTGGCGACGGGGCGGCCGTTGTCGATGTGGACGGCGTCCTTCGCCGCAAGCCAGTCGAGCGACCGCTTGGAGAGCGCGGCCAGGGTCTTGTCGCGGTTCAGCGGGAAGACGGCCATCGCCTTGTGCTTCTGCACGAGCTGCATCACCCGCGCGTCGCGGAAGTAGCTCTCGCGGATCTCGACGGCCCAGGTTCCAGGACCTCGCTCCACGCCGCATGCGCCGATCTTGTGCGCGAGCTCGATGACGACGATGGCCAGCATGGGCGGGAGGTCGAAGTCGTCGCTCGGCGGGGGACTAGGCGGGGCCTGGTGGACCGTCGGCTCCGGCGCGTCGTCCTCCTCGCCATCGTCATCGTCATCGCGGAAGCCGGGAGTGTGCGCGGGCGCGGGCGCCGGCGCCGGCGTCTCGACCGCGGGCTCGGGGCTGAGGAGCGGCGCAGGCGCAGCGGGCGCCTCGGGAGGGTTCAGCTCCGCGGTCGCCCACTCGCCGCAGTCGGCGAGAACCTGGGCCTGCATCTCGCCCACGACGGCGCTGCGCAGCTTGAAGAGGGCCGCGGCGATGTCCTGTTGGAAGCCCGTCTGCGTCAGCCAGCGATGCAGCTCGTCGGTCAGGGACGTGCGCGCGACGACCTCGCGGCCCTCGAAGCCGAACGTGAGCAGCTTGCGGTCGTTGGCGAGCTGGCCGAGCGGGCCGCCGCTGGGCGCGCGGCCGAACCGCGTGACGACGAGGTTCCCGGGCGTAGAGGGAAGATGGAGAACGCCGGCGTCCGCGAGCCCCTTGGCCACCACCTCGGCGAGCGTCATGGCGAGGCGCGGCGACAGCTCCAGCGCCGGCTTCTCCTTCTTGTCGCCGACCAGGTCGCGGGCCTTGACGTAGGTGAGATGCTGCGGGTTCGGCCGCCGCTCCTCCTCGTCCAGATATGCCGGGTTGTAGGCGAGGGCGAAGACGTCCTCGGGCAGCTCGCGGGCGATCTTGGCGTAGTCCTGGATCTTGCGGGCCGAGTAGTTCTTGCGGCCGAACATCCGCTCGAGCTGCGGGCCGGTGAGACGGCGATCGTCCATCATGTGGCGGAAGTATCGGGCGAGGTCGGCCCAGAGCATGTCCTCGCGCTGCAGGTTCTCGACGCCGGCGGACACCTCGGCCTCGTCGTCGGAAAGGTCGCGCACCTGGCAGGGCACCAGCGCGTCGGGGTCGATCCAGCCCTGCTCGGCCGCGTAGCAGGAGCCTTTCCATCGGCGTTGACCGAACAGGACCTGGAAGCGCTCGCCCAGCGGTCGCACGGTGATCGGCGTCTCGATCCCGCGGTCGGCCACGGACTGGGCCATGTCCACGATGCTCTTCTGCGGGATGTGCTGGCGGGGGTTTCCGGCCCAGCCCTCCAGCCGTCCGAGAGGGATGTAGCTGATCCCGCCCTCGGCCGGCGGCGCTTCGCCCAGCCAGACCGCCATGGCCGCAAGGCCGCGCTCGCCGGCCTCGGTGAGCTTCACGTCCCAGGAGGCGTCGCCGGTCTTTTCGAGCAGGCCGGCGGTGAGCAGGACTTCGAGCTTGCGGTTGATATTGTTGTGCACAAGCCCGGCGCGCTCGGCCAATTCGCTGATGCCCGAAGGCGGGGCGTCGGCGATGGCTTTCAGCAGGCGGTGATTGAGGGCGGCCAGGGAAGCGGCGGTCTCGGACAAAGGAATCTCCGATCGTTCAGGCGGCGAGCGCCGCGGCGATGACGAGGACGGCGGCTGCGCCCATGGCGGCACCGGCGAGGAGCGGCGCCCGGCGGCGCCTGGGCGAGCCCCAGGTCATGGCGCCGTGGGCGGGGCTGAAATCGACGAGCCGTCGATCCGGTGGATCGAAGCGCGCCTCACGCCCGACGATGTTGTGGGAGCCGGTCACGCCCGGACCTCGGTCCGCGCACGGCGTGCGCGTTCTGCCGCAAGATCGTAGAGGCGGCAGGCTTCGCCGGAGCTCGCGCCCTGCGGGTGGGCCTGGGCGCGAAGGAGCACGAGGCCGAGCAGGCCGCCGACAACGCCGTCTGGCAGCGTCTCATCGACGTCGAGACCGATATCGAACTCGATCTCCAGGTCGATCAGAAGGTTCAGCACGCGCGTCATGCCGAATGCGGCCAGAGGTTCGGCCGGGTCCGGGTCGCGGCCCAGGCCGCGGACGATCATGGCCCAGGCGCGCAGGCGCGTGGACGCGGGGCGGATCTCGGGGATCATGCCGCCTGTCCTTCCAGGGTGAGCGGAGGCAGCTCTTCGTGGAGCGCCTTGCGAGCGGCGGCGCGCTCCTGGGTCGTGGGCGGGCCGTAGCGATTGCGCTGCGCCGCGTCGGTCTGCGACAGGCTGACCGCGCCGCTGAGCCGATCGTAGGTGAAGCAAAGCACCCGTCGGCCGATACGAATGCGGCCGTGCCGGAGGCCGTCGCGCTCGCCCTCGAGGCGTTCGATCCGCAACCTCATGGCGCGACAGCGATCAGGACGGCGACGATGAACGCCGAGACGGCCAGGCCGGCGAGCGCGGCGTTGACGAAACGGAAGAGCGCGTCGCCGCGCCGTGCGTCCCGGATCACGATCGCCTGGGCGCGGCCGAGGACCGTGTTGGCCTGGGCGATCGAGATCTCCGCGGCCTGGTGCAGCCGCCCAAGCTCCGGGTCCCGGGCCCGGACGGAGCCCCAGAAGTCGGCCTCGCTGGCGAAGACGACGTGCTCGCCGTCCTGCCAGAGCACGACCGCGCCGGGCTCGACCGCCGGCGGCGCGAAGCCGTGCCGGACGATCCGCTGCGCGGGAAAGGCGTGGATCGAGGCGCCGTCGAGCTCCTCGGACGTGGCGTGGCTGGTCATTTTCATGGTTCCCCCCAACCCGTCTTCGGGTCGATGGAGACAGAAAGCCAACAGTTCGTTGTCAAGGTCAAGCCCAAAACGCCAATGAAACGGTGGCGCATATGGACAGATGTGGCCACATCATGACGGCGGAAAGGTCCGCGCTTGGCGGCTAAAATTCCCGCCGGGCGGGAGGTTGGCGATGCTTGCAACCGGACATTTCGTGACCGCGCGGGCGGCGTTGACCCGTGAACTTGCGGCGCGGCGGGCGGAACGGTTCGGCCGGGAGATCAAGGGGCCGAAGTTCGACGACGAGGCCATGGTCCTCGGCTTTCCGGACGATCCCCCGGCGCCGCCGATCCTCTTCCATCTGATCTATCACGACGCGAAGGGCGACTATTCCGGGCGAGTGGTGACGCTGCGCAGCGTTCGCCAGGAGGTCGGCGAGGTTCGGATCGGGACGCTCTGCCACTGGCGCAACGGCTTCCGCGCATTCCTGGCCTCGCGCATCGTGGAGGTCACCGACCTGGCGACCGGCGAGGTCCACGAGGACGGGCTGGAATATTTCCGCGCTCATCCGCTGCTCGAGCATGGCGGCGCTCACGCCGCCAACCTGAGCCTTGAGACCCTCGCCATGGAGGAGTGCCGGGACGAGGTGATCCTCCTCACCTTCGTCGCTGCGGCGGACGGAACCTATGACGAGGAGGAGCGCGACGAGATCGTGAAACACGTCATGGACCGATGCCCGGACGAAGGGTTGCGTGAGGACGAAATTCGCCGGCGCGTGCGGTGCTTCGTGCCGGACGAGCGCGCCTTCGATGTGGCCCTGCGGCGACTGTCCGAGGGATCGGGGCAGCCGCGAGCCTTGCTGAGGTCGCTGCGTCGCGTGGTCGACGCCGACGGTGAGGTCGACTTGGAGGAGGTGGCATTCGTGAGCGAGATCGAGCGGGCTTTGCGAGACTCCGGCCGGGTGTAGCGCGCGGCGGGCTCGGTGCTATCCCGTTGCCCGGACTTGACCGCCACCGTCGCGAAGCGAAGTGTTGGCCCACGAGATAGGGGTGGCGACAATGTTCCTCGGGGTCCTGGTCATCTGGGTGATTTTAGGCGCGCTGGTCGGCGCGATCGCTCAAGCCAAGGGAAGGCCATTCGGCGGCTGGTTCTTCTACGGCTTCATTCTTTTCCCCGTGGCCCTGATCCATGTGCTGGTGGCCGGGGATCGCAGTCAGCCAAAGGTGGTGCGGATCGAGGCGGCGCAAAGCGAGGCCCGGCGGCCCTGTCCCTATTGCGCGGAGATGATCCTTCCCGAGGCGAAGGTGTGCCGCTACTGCGGGCGAGACGTCCAGCCGGAGGGGAATGCTTCCCCGGCGTCGAACGTGGAGCCGGCGGGCATTTAATCGCCTACGGTCAGGCCTGCCGTCTCAGCTCGCCGCCTTGGCGCGCTTCAGGAAGATCGCGAGATAGTCGCTCAGCTCCTGGAAGCCCGCCGCCGAGAGGTTTGCCGGGTAGCTGACGATCACGTCGCCTTCGCTCAACGGGAAGATAGCCTGCTGCCGGCCGGGACCGGAGAAGACGACGCCGGGCTCCTCGAGGCCTAGGGCCGAATGGCCGCCGCCGGCCCGTTGTAGCTCTCGCAGGACCCGCAGGAGATCTTCGCGCGTGGCGTCGAGCGCAGCAGCGAGCTTCGTCTGCATGTCGGTTCGCAGCACGATCGCCCGTCCGGCCTCGTAGTTCTGCCAGGCCGTGCGCGAAACGCCCATGGCCTCCGCGGCCTGCTCCTGGGTGATGTCCAGCCGGTCGCGCAGGATCCGCAGAGCCTCGCCCACCTCTCGGGCCTCCTCGGCAGACGTCTTTGGTGGCGATGGCTTGGCCATGCGCACAACTGAAGGACGCCGGGGTATCGTAGCTACCGCCAACATGTGGGCGGCATATGCCAACAAAATGTTGACGCACGCAACCGACGCACCCTAGCTCTGCCTGTCGACGCGAAATGGGGGCGTCGACATGAGCCAGATCGGATCAAAGGCGAGCGCGGAAAACCGCCCCAAGCTTTGGCGGTACTACCGTGAGCAGGACTTCACCGTCATCGAGGTCGCCCGCGCGTTCGGGCGTTCGCGGGAGTGGGTGCGGCGGGTCTGCCTGCCGTTCGGGCACCCGGATCGGCTCACCCCGTCCGAAAAGGACGTGGTCGCGGCCTACGAGTGGAGCCGCGGCGAGATCGGCCCCGCAGACTGGTATCCGCCCGGCCTGAGCGCAAACCTCAGCGGCCTGCCTGAGGAGCTGGCGTCTTGAGCCTCGCGTGCTCCGTCAGCGCCTCGGCGTGGTCCGCCGCCATGCTCAGTGACGCCGACAGCTCCTCCAGCGCGCGCAGGACGGGCGGCGGGACCGTCGCGCATGCCGGCGTCGCGGTTTCCACGCCGAGCATCGCCAGCGTCGCCGACATCCAGTTGACCAGCCGCAGCCTCTGCTCCGGCCGCTCGGCGGCAGCAGCGACCAAGCGCAGCAGGGCTCCCAAGGTGTCGTCGGGCGTTGTCGTGTTCAGCGGCATCTTCTCCCCCCTTTCGCAGCGCCGCTCAGCAAGCCCCGAGAGCGGCGGTCCCGAACAAAGAGTCGCCGCGGCCGGCCCGTGTGAACGTGGCCTTAAGCCGCGTGGACATGATCAACGGCTTGGGGCCCCCCAAGCCGTTGCCGTCACAACCTGGCCGAGCTTTACCGGCGCGAGGCAGCCTATAGGCGAATTGTCGCAGGCGGCCTCAACCCATGCGGGTGGGGCTCTACGATGAGCGCCCCGCACCGCTACATCTCCGGCTCTCGCGCCACCGACCTGCTCCCCACGGCCTATGTGCTGGAGACGGCGAAGCGGGCTGCGGCGCGCGCCTGCGCCGAGGCCGCCACGGGGTGCGCCTGGGCCGATCCGGCCGCCGCCAAGCGGCTCCTGGACCTGATCCCTTACGTCGCGCTCGCAGCCTTGGCCGAGCTCTGCATCGACGTTCGGCGGGAGCGCCTGGCGCGCTGCCTGCTGCTCGACCCGCTGGACGGGGTGGACGAGCTCGACCGGCTGAAGCGCGAGCCAGGCTGGCGCGCCGACCTGGTCGAGGTGGTGGTGCAGACGATCGGGGGCGGGCGATGACCGCCGGCGTCCGCCATCTTCACGAGGCCGGCTCCTGGACGCCGAAGCACACCCGGCGCGCGGTCGAGGCTTCGGACATCGAATACTGCGGCCAGCGCTTCCCCCGGCAGGGTTGGCAGGCGCTCGGCAAGCAGCTCGGCCTGAACTCGGGCGATCTGCGGCGCGCCTGCGAGGACGCCTGGACGGCCTCGGTGAAGGCGACGCCGACGCGGGCGTCGGCGGCGAGGCTCGTGGTTCCGGCGCTCACGCTGGCGAAGCCGCGGCATCTGCTGCGGCTCAAGCCCTTCAGCCGGGAAAGCCGGGTGCTGCAGGCCGTGGCGGTCGGCTGTCGCAACCATGACGAGGTGCAGGCCTTCGCCGAGGTCACCCGCACCAGCAGCACGACCTACGTCGGGCGCCTGAAGGCGCAGCGCTTCATCGACGGCCGCGAGCCGGATGGCCGCTGGAAGCTGACCTTGGACGGCTGGGCCGAGGTGGCCGCGCTGATCCAGGCCGAGGAGAACGCCGATGGCTGACGGATCGGGCGTTCTCGATGGCGCATCCGCGCGGCCGCTGACGGTCGTGGGCTTCGCGGGCGGCGGCGGCTCTTCCGTGGCCATCCGCATGGCGCTCGGCGTCGCGCCGGACCTGGCCATGAACCACTGGCTCACCGCCGTGCTGGCGCATCAGCGGCACTTCCCGGAGACCGAGCACCACTGCGCCGACATTTTCGAGGTTGACCCGCGCGGCTGGCGTCCCGGCGAGCGGATCGCGTTCGCCTGGTTCTCTCCGGACTGCACCGACTTCTCCAAGGCCAAGGGCAAGGCGCCGCGCTCGGAACGGATCCGCGGGCTGGCCTGGTCGATCATGCCGTGGCTGGTCGCGCGACGACCCGACGTCACCATCATCGAGAACGTCGAGGAGTTCGAGCAGGCCGGGCCGGTCTACCGCTCGCCGGACGACTGGCGCGCCCGGGGCGTGCGCGGGACGCCGGGCGAGCCGATCAAGGCGCTGCGCGGCCAGATGTTCCAGCGCCTGGCGCGGCGGGTGCGGCAGATGGGCGGGACCATCGAATGGCGGGTGGTCAACGCCGCCGACTTCGGCGCGCCGACCACCCGCAAGCGGCTCTATGTGATCATCCGCCTGGACGGCCGGCCGATCGTCTGGCCTGAGCGGACGCACGCGCCGCGGAAGGACGCGGCGGCCCTTGGCCTCAAGCCCTGGCGCGGCGCTTGCGAGATCATCGACTGGTCGAAGGATTGCCCGTCGATCTTCCTCAAGCCCGACGAGGTCGAGGATCTGCGCCGCCGAACCGGCAAGCGGGTCCAGCGGCCGCTCGTGCCGGCGACGCAGAAGCGGATCGCGCGGGGGCTGGAGCGCTACGTCATCGGGTCGGCCGAGCCGTTCATCGTGCCGATCACCCACCAGGGCGACGCCCGCGCGCACGGCGTGCGCGATCCGCTGCGGACGATCACCAGCGTCAAGGGCGGGGAGTTTGCGCTTGTTGACGCCGGCCTCGTTGGTCTCGGGGGGCGGCGAGCGCAGAGCCCGCCGGTCGCACCCCAGGCTCCATTCCCGACGATCACCGGCAAGGCGGACGCCGCGCTGGTGAGCGGGACGGTCGTTCGCACCGACATGCACCAGTCCAACAGCAGGTGCGTTTACGATCCCGCTGATCCGCTACGCACGAACACGAGCAGCGGCGGGCATGGTGTGGCGTCGGCCTACCTGGTGCCGCGCTATGGCGAACGCCCGGCGGGCTTCAGGTGCGAGGCTTGCGGCGAGGTGTTCGCCGATCCGCACGCCTCGGGCTGCGGCGGCCTGGCGCCGGCCGAGTGCCCGCGCTGCGGCGAAGAAGAGAGAGTCGCGCTCCTGCCGGGCCAGGCGCCGCGGGCGCTGGATGTGCAGGAGCCGACGCCTTGCCCGGTCCCCACCGGCAACCAGGGCTCGCTGGCCGCCGTCTCGCTTCACCAGATGAACACGCGCGACGTGGGCGGGGACGCTGGCGATCCGCTACGCACGACGGCGGCCCGCGAACACCAAGCGCTGCAATCGGCGTGCCTGGTTCGCCAGTTTGGCTCCGCGGTCGGCGGCCGTGACGCCGAGGACCCGCTGGGCGCGACGATGGGGCAGGGCGGCCATGGTGGTGGGCACGATCAACTGATCTCCGCCTACATGGCGCAGGGAAACCACGCGCAGCTCGGCCGTGAGGCGACAGAGCCTCTAACCACCCTCACCAGTCGCTCGACGCAGCAGCAGCTCATCTCAGCCCACGTCGAAAGCTACTACCGAACAGGCGAAGGCTCGTCCGGAGCGGAGCCGCTTCGCACCTCAACCGCGAAGGACCGGCATGGCCTGGTCGCCGCCTGGCTGGAGCAAGCCAACACCGGCATGGTCGGTCACCCGGCGACGTCGCCGGTGTCCACCATCGTCGCCGGTGGCGGAGCTGACTGCGGCTGGGGTGGCGCCACCCAACGCCTGATCGAGGCGAGGCTGGAACTGGACGGCGGCTCGGTCGGCCGGCGCGCAGCGGTGCTGGGCTTCCTCTGGGCGCACTTCGGCGTGCCCACGTCCGAGGAGTGGGCCGAGCCCACGGCGACGCTGGAGGCGCGGAAGAAATTCGGCCTGGTGATCCTGGGCGACCAGGTCTGGATGATCGTCGACGTCGGCCTGCGGATGCTGACGCCCGCCGAGCTCGGCGCGGCCATGGGCCTGCCGCCGGAATACGACCTGGCCAGCGACGCCCATGGGCGGCCGGTCAGCAAGACCCATCAGACGCAGATGATCGGCAACATGGTGAGCCCGCCGCCGGCGGCCGCCCTGATCGCCGCCAACTGCCCGCACTTGATCGAGCAGCCGGGGAGGCCGGTGCCATGAAAATGAGCCTCCAGGTCGGCCGGGGGTGCGGAGATGCTTGATGGCCTATCTACCATCCTCGCGGAGCAGCAGCTCGCAGTCGGCATGGTGTCGGCAGCCGTCGCCGGCGCGGCGGTGTTCGGATTGAAGTCCGTCCCGTCCAAGGCCTGGACGGTCGCCAAGGACCTGTTCTCGACGACCCTCGTGATTGAGGGGCGGGACGAGCTCTACCGCTACGTCAACGTGTGGCTCTCCAGGTCTGGGGCGGCTGCGCGATCTCGGCGGCTGATCGTCCAGGACGACTACGATTACGAGGCGGGCGCATGGACGTGGCGCCTGACGCTTGGCTTCGGCTGGCACGTGGTTTGGGCGTTCGGTCGGCCGATCTTCGTCAACCGCTCGCAGTCCGAAGGTGGCGAGCTGGCTAAGTTTCTCGGGCAGGGCGCTGGGCAGCGGCTGTGGTTGGTGAGCGCGGGCCGTAGCCAGTCCGTATTGCGCCGCGTCGTCGCCGAGGCCGAGCGGGTCTACAATGGCGACGGCCTGGTGCGGGTCTATTTCTGGCATTTGGGTCGCTACGTTCTCGCCGACCGCCGCGCGCCGCGCGACCTGGCCACGGTGTTCCTGCCGGCGTCGCAGAAGGCGCGGCTCGTCGCGGACGTTGAGGCGTTCGCCGCGGCGCGTGAGACCTACCGGGTTCGGGGCACGCCTTATCGGCGAGGCTACCTGTTCGAGGGCCGCCCGGGGACTGGAAAGACCAGCCTGATCTTCGCGCTCGCCGGGCTGCTTCGCCGGTCGGTGTATGTCGTGAACCTCGCCTGCGTCGGCGGCGACAACGACCTCCTGGCCGCCTTCAACGAGGTCGGACCCGATGGCGTGGTCGTCATCGAAGACATCGACGCTGCGGAGATATCTCGCGACCGCGCGGAGGTCGCAGCGCCTGCACCAGGCGCTCCTTCCGCCAGTCCGCAGCCGCAGCGAATGACGCTGAGCGGTCTGCTCAACGCGGTGGACGGCGTGGCGGCGCGCGAGGGTCGCGTTCTCTTCGTCACGTCCAACCACGCGGACAAACTCGATCCCGCCCTGCTTCGCGCAGGACGGATCGACGTGCGGGAGGAAGTCGCTCCGTTGGGTCGAGCCGAGGCGTGGGAGATGTTCAAGGCCTTCCGCCCTGATGGGGACGCGGGGGAGTTCGCCGCGCTCACCCAGGGCCGCCTTCCGATCGTCGCAGCTGAGCTTCAGAACCTCCTCCAAGGCGAGGCGGCTCATGCCTGAGCAGCTCCCCCTGGCGATCAACGTCACCTTCGCAGCCATCCTGACGGACGCCGAGCGGCGCATGCTGGCCGACCTTCCGGACTGGCCCACGGAGCAGAAGGTCGCCGACGCCCAGCGCCCGCACGTGGCGCGGCTGAAGCGGCTGGGCTGCATCCAGGTCAAGTACTGCAAGGACGATCCCGACCAGATCTTCTTCGACCTCTATGCCGGCGTGACGCCGCTCGGCCGGGCCAGCGTGGCCGGCGGGACGGTGCGGCTATGAGCGGCCGTCCGAACCGAGACGGGCTGAGCGTCCATGTCTTCCCGCAGGTCACCCTCACAGAGCCGCTCAAGCGGCCGCTTCTGGACGATCTGCTGCTGCAGGCCTGGCGCGACGTCTCGCTGGCCGACCTTCGCGACCTGGCCAACGAGCGCATCCGCGGGCGAGGCAGCTTCGCCGTCTTCCAGGCGGTGATCGCCACGCGGCGGCGGGTCTTGGCGCTCCGAGAGGGTCAGGGCTGATGCCGGCGACGGACCAGGACGCCTACCGCGCCTTCCTCGAGGCCAAGGTGCAGCTTGCGCGGCGGGACGGGTTCACCGTCGAGCCGGCGGCCCTGCACCCCTGGCTGAAGCCGCATGCCAAGCTGGCGGTCGCGTGGATGCTGGAGGGCGGGAGGCGAGCGGTGTTCGCCTCGTTCGGGCTGCACAAGACCTCGATGCAACTGGAGGCCTGCGCCCAGGTGCTGACGCACCTGGCTTCTCTTGATGGTCGCGCGGTCGCCGCGCACGACGTGCGCGGGGCGGCGGACTGGACGCGGCGCGGCCTGATCGTGGTTCCGCTGGGCGTGCGGCAGGAGTTCTTCCGCGACGCTGAGCAGCTCGGGATCGAGCTTCGGTTCGTGCGCTCGACCGTCGAGTGCTGGGGGCCGGGGCTCTACCTCACCAACTACGAGACCTTCCGCGACGGCAAGATCGACCTTTCCGGCTTCGACGTGGTCAGCCTGGACGAGGCGGCCTGCCTGCGCGGCATGGGCGGGACCAAGACCTTCCGCGCCGCGGCGAACGAGCTGGTGAAGGTTCCCTTCCGCTTCGTGGCCACGGCCACGCCCTCGCCCAACGAATACATCGAGCTTCTGGCTTACGCCGAGGTCCTGGGCGTGATGGACATCGGCCAGGCGAAGACGCGCTTCTTCCGGCGCAATTCGGAGAAGGCCGACCAGCTCACCCTGCATCCGCACAAGGAGCGCGAGTTCTGGTTGTGGGTGGCGTCGTGGGCGCTGTTCGTCACAAAGCCGTCCGATCTCGGCTGCTCGGACGAGGGCTATGTGCGGCCGCCGATGCAGGTGCGCTGGCACGAGGTTTCGGTGGGCGCGGACTTCGACGCCCCCGAGGTTGGGCCGGGCGGTCAGGCGCAGCTCTTCCGGTCGTCCAAGATCGGGGTCGCCGGCCAGGCGAAGGAGAAGCGCTCCACCCTGGTCGCCCGCGTGGCCAAGATGGCCGATATCTGCGCGGCCGACCCCGAGCCGCACCGGCTGATCTGGCACGACCTGAACGACGAGCGCGACCTGATCCGCGAGGCGCTTCCGGCGGCCTTCGTGCTCGACGGGGCCCAGGACGACGAGACGAAGGAAGCCCGCATCCTGGGCTTCTCGGACGGCCTGTTCCAGTACCTCGCGGCCAAGCCGGTGATGGCGGGCGCGGGGTGCAATTTCCAGCGCTGGTGCCGCAAGGCGGTGTTCGTCGGCATCGGCTTCAAGTTCCACGACTTCATCCAGGCCATCCACCGCATCCATCGGTTCGGCCAGGCCGGGGTGGTGGAGATCGACGTGATCTACGCCGAGAGCGAGCGCGAGGTGCGCCACGAGCTCGAGCGCAAGTGGTCCCAACACAACGAAATGGTGGAGAAGATGGCGGAGATCATCCGTGAGCACGGCCTGTCGGCGGCGGCCATGGCGGAGCAGCTCCGCCGCAGCCTGGGCGTCGATCGCGTGGTGGTGGAAGGCGGGAGGGTCGAGGGTCGGAACGAGCCGAGATACTGGCTCGCCAACAACGACTGCGTGGACGAGGTGCGGCGCATGCCCTCCGAGTCCGTGGACCTGATCGTCACCTCGATCCCGTTCTCGACGCAGTACGAGTACTCGCCGCGATACGAGGACTTCGGCCACACCGACGACAACGACCACTTCTGGCGGCAGATGGGGTTCCTGATCCCCGAGCTGCTGAGGGTGCTCAAGCCCGGGCGCGACGCCTGCATCCACGTCAAGGACCGGATCGTGCCGGGCGGGCTGACGGGCCTGGGCTTCCAGACGCTCCAGCCGTTCGGCGACGAGACCCGCTGGCACTTCCGCCGCGGCGGCTTCGCCTACCTGGGCACGATCACCAACACCACGGACGTGGTGCGGGAGAACAACCAGACCTACCGGCTGGGCTGGAGCGAACAGCTCAAGGACGGCACGCGGCAGGGCGCCGGCGTTCCCGAACAGATCATCCTGTTGCGCAAGCCGCCCTCGGATCGGTCGGACGGATACGCCGACCGCCGGGTGGAGAAGCCCAGGCCGGACTATGTCGACGCCGAGGGCCGGCCCGCCCCCTACGACAAGGCGGCGGCGGACGCGGGCGCGATCCGTCCCGTTCCGGGGACCGGCTACAGCCGCGGGCGCTGGCAGCTCGACGCCGGCGGGTATTGGCGCTCGGCCGGAGACCGGCTGCTGACGCCGGAGGAGTGGCTGACCTTCGAGAACATGAGCGAGGCCTACCAGCTCTGGCGCGAGTACTGCCTCAACACCGTCTACGACTACGAGCAGCACGTGCTGATCTGCGACAAGCTGGACGCGGCCGGCATGCTGTCGCCGAAGTTCCAGCTGCTCCCGCCGCACTCGTGGCACGCCGAGGTCTGGAGCGATATCGCCCAGATGCGGAGCCTGAACACCCTCGCCGCCCAGCAGGGGCGCGAGAAGCACATCTGCCCGCTGCCCTTCGACATCGTGGACCGGCTGATCCGCCAGCGCAGCGAGCCCGGCGAGCTGGTGTTCGATCCCTTCGCCGGCATCGGCACGGTGCCCTACTGCGCGCTCAAGCTGGGCCGCCGCGGCGCGGGCGTGGAGCTGTCGGGCGACTACTTCGCGGCCGCGGCCATGAACTGCGGGGCCGCCGAGGAGGCGACCCGCCCGGTCCCGACCCTGTTCGACGCCCTGTTGGAAGGAGAGGCGGCGTGATCGCCACGGAAGCTCAGCAAGCGGCGGTCGAGGACGTCGGCCGTCAGATCCTCGCCCTTGCGGCGCGCGGCGTCGTCACCGGCGCCGAGCCGGGGACCGCCGCCTACGCGCAGAACCTCGGCGAAGCGCTGATGGCTGCGGCGCTCCTGGCGGTCCCGCCCGAAGCGGCGCCGGCGTTCATACGAGGCCTGGGGATCACGCTGGGCAGCTTCTCCGGGCAGCTTTCGCCTGAGCAGGCTCCCAAATTCCTGGACACCCTTTCGCGGGCGATCGCTGCCGGGCGCCAGGGCTGGGTCGCCGCCACGAAGCCGGCGGGGCGGGCATGACGGTCTACGTCGACGAGCCCCGCCATGCGTTCGGGCGGATGATCATGTGCCACATGGTGGCGCCCGACCTGGTCGAGCTGCACGCCATGGCCGACCGGATCGGGGTGTCGCGCCAGTGGTTCCAGGACCCCAGGCGCATGCCGAAGGTCTCCGCGCCGCATTACGACATCGCCAAGTCGAAGCGCGCCCTGGCCGTGGCGGCGGGCGCGAAGGAGATCGGCCGTTACCAGATGGCGGTGATCTCGAAGGTGGCGCTGTTCCGCCTGCACGGCCGAACCGACATGGACCCCTTGGCGCTGTTCCGGCGAACGCTCTCAGACCGCCTGCCGGAGCTGGAGGCCTGGCTGGCCGAGGAGCTGCGGCGATGACGCCCGCACCCCCGCGCACGGCGTGCGCAACCACCCTCGCCGATCTGACGACGATAATAGCGGCTGGCCGCTTCGACCTCACGACCGAGGCGGCGACCCAGCGTGACATCGAAGTCGTTCTTCTCGGCGTCTTTCCATTGAGCGCGGTGAGCCGCGAGCACCGGCTCGGCCCGGCCGACCGGCCGGACTTCCTGGTGGACGGCCGCTGGGTGATCGAGGTGAAGGGGCCTCGGCATCGCAGCCTGGCGGTGCATCGCCAGCTCGCGCGGTACGCCGCCTATCCGCAGGTCGAGGGCGTCCTGCTCGCCACCAGCCGGGCCATGGCGATGCCGCCGTCGATCGGCGGCAAGCCGGTGCGGGTGCTGAACCTGGGGCGGGCGTGGCTGTGACCTTGGCGCTCCCGGAGGCCGAGGTGGTGCGGCGGCTGCTGCGCTCGCGCCAGTGGCATCTGCGCGAGGCGGGGCGACAGCGGCTCGTCGCATCGCAGGCGGTGGCGGCGGCTCTGGCCGACATGGCGCTTCATGACGCCGCCGTCCACGACATCGACGCCGAGCTCGCGCGCCTGGGTCATCCCCAGCATCCGATCCTGCCGGACCCGGCATGATCGCCGCACCTGTCCGATCCGAGGCGCAACGGGCGTCTATGAACATGCTCTATGCGCGCCTGCGCAACGGCTCCGAGGCGGTTTTCAGCCACGGCGGGGCGATCCACATGGGGGTCCCGAAGTGGGTGGTGAAGGCCTATGTCGAGGTCCGGACGGACGGCGGCGACATGGGCGCGGCGCTGGCCTTCGCCCACTGCGGAGCGCTGGGCGTCGAGATCGTCCGCAACCATCCCAAGGGCGTCTTCGCCTCGGTCGTGCAGGCCTGGGCGGCTCGCCTCGATCAGCTTGAGGCGGCAGCCTTGGCGAAGGCCGCAGCCACATGACGGCGGGGCGCACCTATGGCCGGCTCGGCCGGATGAACGGCAAGTGGGTGATCTCCGACCTGGAGCCCCACGCGCGGATCAAGCTGAAGTCGATCTTCACCAAGATCCGCAAGACCGACGTCGGGCCGTACCTGTTCCCCGACGACGACGCCACGGCGCGGGACCTGGAGTGGTTCATGCACCGCTATCCGCTGCTGGTCGCAGCGGAGGACGCGGGGGCCTTGGCCGATGGCGTCGAGCGTTATGACGCGGCCCAGGCCGAGGTGGCGCGGCTGTTCAGCGACGACTACCGGCCGCCGGCTTGGGCGGGCTTGCGCAAGGGCCAGACGGTGCGGCTGCACCAGGCGCGCAACTGCGAGCTGCTGTCGCGTTTCGGCGGGCTACTGGTGGCCGACGACGTGGGCGAGGGCAAGACCTACACCGCTGGCGCGGCCTGCCTGCTGCCGGGCGCGCTGCCCGCGACGATCGTGTGTCCGCCGCACCTGCGCCTGCAATGGGCGCGCAAGCTGAAGGAGTTCACCACCCTCTCGACGCATGTGGTGGCGACGACCAAGCCCAGCATCCTGCCGCCGGTGGACGTGCGGATCTTCGGCTTCACCCAGCTCGCGGGCTGGATCGACGTGCTGGAGCTGTTGGGCACCGGGCTGGCGGCGTTCGACGAGGGGCACGAGCTCAGGCGCGGGCCGTGGGAGACCGCCAAGGGGCAGGCGGCGCTGCGCCTGGTGGAGGTCAGCCGGCTGAAGCTGATGCTCACCGCGACGCCGGTGTTCAACTACGGCGACGACGTCTGGAATCTGATGCGGTTCGTGCGGCCCGAGGTGCTGGGCGAGCGCGACGACTTCCTGCGCGAGTGGTGCGGCAACGGCCGCACGGTCAAGGACCCCGAGGCGCTGGGGACGTATCTGCGCGAGCAGCACGCCATGACGCGGCGACGGGGCGAGACGCCGCGGGCGAACCGGCTGGTGGAGACCGTGCCCCACGACGTGGACCGGCTGGCCAGCCTGGAGGACGCCATGCGGGCGCTGGCCATGAAGGTGCGGTTCGGCAGCTTCGAGGAAAGCGGCCAGGCGACGCGCGAGATGGACATGCGGCTGCGCATGGAGACCGGCATCGCCAAGGCGCCGTTCGTGGCCAAGTTCGTGCGGCGGTACGTCGAGGAGACGGGCGAGCCGGTGATGCTGTTCGGCTGGCATCGCGAGGTCTACGACATCTGGCAGGCCGAGCTCTCCGACCTGGGCTGCGTCATGTACACCGGGACCGAGAGCCCGGCGCAGAAGAACCAGGCGGCGCAGACCTTCCTGGCCGGCGAGGCCAAGATCTTCATCATGAGCCTGCGCTCGGGCGCGGGCCTGGACGGGCTGCAGCACGCCTGCTCGACGGCGATCTTCGGCGAGCTCGACTGGTCGCCGGCCATGCATGAGCAGTGCGTCGGCCGCCTGAACCGCGAGGGCCAGCGCCGCTGGGTCGAGGACGGCCTGGTGGACGCGATCTTCCTGGTCGCCGAGGACGGCTCCGATCCGCCGATCATGGAGGTCCTGGGCCTCAAGGCCAGCCAGGCGCACGGCATCGCCGATCCGGGCCTTGGGCCGCAGAAGGTGGTCGAGGACCGCAAGCCGATCGAGCGGCTGATCGCCCGCTATCTCGGGGAGCCGGCGGCGTGAGGCGTCAGGACCCGAAGGACCTGCTGATGCTGTGGGTGGACGACCAGGTCCAGCTCGACAGCCGCACCAAGTACATCCTCGACAAGTTCGCGCGCTTCGCCGACGCCAACGGCCAGGGCTGGGCGCCGGTGGCGGTGTTGGCCGAGCGGACCAACTCCTCCGAGCGGACGGTGCAGTACGCCCTGCGTCGGCTGGAGGCCGAGGGCCTGATCCGCCGGACGGGCGAGGAGCACGTCGTCAATCCGGGGTCGCGCTTTCCGCGCAAGGTGCCGCTGTACCAGTTCGCGCCGGGCGTGCCGGGCGTCGATCCGGGCGCGCCGATGGTGGCCGCGCGCTCGGGTGCAAAGCTTGCACCCGAGGCGGCGCTCGGGTGCAAGGCCGAACCGGCTGGGGTGCAAACTGTTGCACCCCTTAATGAACTAAAGGGAACTAACTCTCCCTCTGGCGAGGGAGAGACGCGCGCCCGCGAGCGCGAGGCGCTGTTCGACAGGCTTTACGAGGCCTACCCGAAGCGAGGTCGTGGCTTCACCAACCGGGACCAGGCGAGGGCCGAGTTCTTCTCCGTGATCGAGCGGGGCGTGGATGCCGAGCTGTTGATCCAGGCCGCCGGCAACTGGGCCGAGGACAAGCGGGGAAAGCACACCGACCTCGGTCTCCAGTACTGGCTGAAGGACAGCCGGTTCAACGGCTTTTGGCCGGAGCCGAAGCTCTCGCTGGGCGACGGCGGGCCGCGGCCTGCCTCTCGCGAATTGGAGCCTGGCGCCGCGCCGGCCGTGGATCAGACGCTTTGGGTCCAGGCGCTCGGCGAGATGCGCATCCAGATGGGCGAGGAGGAGTTCGGGGCCTACCTGAGGCCGGCGTTCCTCGGGCTCCACGATGGGCGGCTCTACGTGGTGGCGCTCACGGCCACGGCCAGACAGCGGATCGCGGAGCGGCGCTGGCGTCAGTTGCAGACGGCGTGGGCCAACGCGGATGCGCGACGGCGACCGCTCGAGCTCGTCTCCAAGGGTCAGTTCGAGGCGCTGAGGCTGCGCCAATCTGAAGGGGTGAAGTGATGGCCAAAGAGGCCCTGTCCAACCGCCAGCGCGACCTGATGCGCAAACGCATGCCGAAGGAGGCGCGCCGGCCGAAGGTCGGCGAGGAGGCGCGGGTGGTGAAGGCCGCCGCCGCCGAACGCTCGGCCGAGCCGCGCGACGGGCTGGCGTGGCTGGTGAAGAAGAGGCGGCTGAACGCGGCGCAGGCGCGCGAGGCGATGCTCTACCGGCAGGGCTTCCGGGACGCGGGAGAGGTGACCATGCGCTCGTGCCTGGACGTGGGCGTGGGTGGGGGCCAGGCGGTCGGCCTGCCCGACGCCACGGTGCTCTCCATGACGCAGGCTAGGCGCGACCTGTTCGTCGCGCGCTACACCGTCCTGCGCGGACAGGTGGACATGCTGACCGTGATGGATGGGGTGTGCGGCCACGGCTACACCCTGCGCGCGCTGGCCGGCGGCGATCATCATCGGGCGTCCGAGCTGGAGGTGGCGCTGAAGCTGGCGCTCGACATGCTGGTCGCTTACCGGGCGGGGCCGCCTGCCCATGTCACAGCCGCGGCTTGACGAATTACGTAGAACCGAGGCACCAAAGCTTCACCGCTGAAGTTGTGTCTGAAGCCCGCCCGACCCGGCGGGCTTCGTCGTTGTAGGGCTCGCCATGCCGGAGATGCCGCCGATGGTCGGCCGCAGCCGGACGCAGGCCCGCCGCGACTATGACCGCGATCGCGGCTCGGCCCGGGCTCGAGGCTACGATGCGGCGTGGGAGCGCGAGACGCGGCTGTTCCGCCTGGCGCATCCGTTCTGCCGCTACTGCGAGGTCGGGGCTTTCGGCGCGCCGCGCGTGTCCGCCACGGCGTGCGTCGACCACCTCTATCCACACCGCGGAGACCGCACCCTTTTCTGGACGCGCCTTTGGTGGGTCCCGAGCTGCGAGGCCTGCCACGTCGGTCCCAAACAGGCCGCCGAGCGCGCGGGGCCGACCGCTCTCGACCGCCTCGCCCGCCTCCTCGACCTCCCGACCCGCCCAAGGGGGTAGGGGGTCTCAATCTCTACGACCCTCCGCTCACTGGACCGCCGCCCAGCACCGCAGAAGTGTGCGGGAAATCCCGAGAACTTTTTTTGAGGTGTCCCATGGGGCGTCGGCCTGATCCTGCTGCGGTGAAGGCGGCGAAGGCTCCGGTGCGGAGCGCGCGGCAGTCTGCGCCGGCGGTTGCGGTGGAGGCGGAAGTCGAGGGGCGGCTCAAGGCTCCGGCCTGGCTGAAGGGCGAGGCGCTGGCGATCTGGGAGAAGCGCGGCCCGATCCTGCGGGAACTTCGCTTGTTGCAGGCGTCTGACGAACTGGCCTTCGCACGCTACTGCCGCAACTTCGCCAAATGGCTGCAACTGCGCGAGCAGCTCGACAAGCGCGGCTACACCTACCTCGCCACGACGACGGGCGGCGGCAAGCTTCGGCGGGCCGACCCGGCGTTCCTGGTGGCCGACCGGCTCGAGCGGCAGCTCCTGGCGCTGGAGGATCGGTTCGGCATGAGCCCCTCCGAGCGGCAGCGGATCATGACGCAGCGCGCTGCGCCGACCCAGGGCAACCTGTTCCCGGGCCAGTCGAGGCCGGACGACCCCGCGGCCACGGCCGCGCCGGCGGCCGATCCGGTGGAGAGCCCGGTTGGCATGCTCAACTGAGCCGCCGCGCCCGGTCTGCTTCGCCAGATATCCCGGCGCCGCCTGGGATGCGGCCGCCGGCGTCTGGCGCGACGGCGAGTACTGGTACGATCCCAAGGCCGCCCAGGCGGCCTGCGACTTCTTCGCCAAGTACCTGTGCCTCACCGAAGGCGAATGGGCCGGCCGGCCCTTCGTCCTGCAGCACTGGCAGGAGCACGACGTCGTCCGGCCGCTGTTCGGATGGAAGCGCGCGGACGGCACACGCCGCTATCGCCGCTGCTTCATCTGGATACCGCGCAAGAACGGCAAGACGGAGTTCGCCGCGGGCCTGATGCTGCTGATGCTGCTGGGCGACGGCGAGCCCGGCGGCCAGGTCTTCTCGATCGCCGCCGAAAAGGACCAGGCCTCGATCGTCTTCAACAAGGCCTCCGTGATGGTGGCCTATTCGCCCAAGCTCGCCGAGCTCCTGGAGCCTCTGAAGACCTCGATCTACTGCCCGCAGCTCAACGCCTCGATCCGGCCGCTGTCCGGCAAGCCGCAGGGCAAGCACGGCCTGAACATGTCGGGCCTGGTCGGCGACGAGATCCACGAGTGGAAGACCGGCGACCTCTACACCTTCGTCCATGACAGCGCGGCCGCTCGCCGCCAGCCGTTGGAAATCCTGATCTCGACGGCGGGTGTGAAGGGCACGCACGGCGAAGAGGTGTGGGACGAGTGCCAGGCGATCCTGGCGGGCGATATCGAGGCTCCGGACACCCTGGTCATCGCCTACGCCGCGAACGACAACGACGACTGGACCGACCCGGAGGTCCATCGCCGCGTCAACCCGAACTTCGGCGTCTCGGTCAAGATCGACACCTTCAACGCCGACCTCAAGCGGGCGCGACAGCTCCCCAGGCTGGAGAACGATTTCAAGCGCTACCGGCTGAACATGTGGACGGAGCAGGCTGTCCGCTGGCTGCCGATGGACGCCGTTGACGACGACGGACGCCGTTACGGCTGGGACCATTGCGTCGGCGACACGCACTGGCTGCGGTTGGCGGAAAAGCTGGCCGGCAAGCGCTGCTTCGGCGGCCTCGACCTCTCGGCTATCAACGACCTGTCGGCGCTGGTCTGGTGGTTCCCCATCCAGGACGGCCTGGATCGCCCGGTGATGCTCCCCCGGTTCTTCAAGCCGCGATCACTGCTGAGGGCGCACGGCAAGCGCGACAAGCTGAACTACGAGCGCTGGGTGGAGGAGGGCGCGCTGCTCGCCACCCCGGGCAACGTCGTCGACTACGCCTTCATCCGGCAGACGATCTACGAGGACGGCGAGCGGTTCGACATCGCCTACGCCGGCGCCGGCGACTGCCCGGAGGGATCGGGCTCCATCGCCATCGACCGCTGGAACGCCATCGAGACGACGGTGAAGCTGCGGGAGGAGGGCCTCCAGGCGGCGCTGTTTGGCCAGGGCTTCGCCTCCATGTCGCCCCCGGCCAAGGAGCTGGAGCGCCTGGTCCTCGACAACGCCTTCGACCACGGCGACCACCCGATCCTGCGCCAGCACGCCAAGGTCTGCGCGATCGACACCGACCCGGCCGGCAACATCAAGCCGTCCAAGGCCGCGGCCTCCCAGCGGATCGACGGCGTCGCCGCCGGCTGCATGGCGATCGGCATCGCCCTTCGTGACACCGACGAGGTCGGCGAGAGCGTCTACGAGCAGATGGCGCGGGAACGCGCGGAGGCCGCCTGATGCCAAAGACCGGCCTTCTCGCATCGGCCGCGCACGGCGTGCGCGGCTTCTGGAACCGCGCCACCCAGGCCGGGCGCGTCGTCGTCGACCGCGTGATCCGCGGTGGGCGCACGCCCTCCGGCGTCTGGATCGACGCCGAGACCGCGCTGAAGAACGCCACCGTCTGGGCCTGCGTCCAGTACCGTTCCGCCGCCCTGGCGCAGCTCCCCTGGCGGGTGATGCGCGAGGACCCGAAACGCGGCTGCGTCCCCGCCCCGACGAACCCGGTGGACTGGCTGCTTTGGAAGCGCCCGAACCCGGAGATGGGGGCGTTCGCGTTCCGCCAGACGCTGATGGCGTGGAAGCTGCTCTACGGCAACGCCTACGCCGAGATCGAGCGCGACAACCGCGGCGCGGCCTACGCGCTGTGGCCGCTGCACCCCAACCGCGTGAAGCCCTTCCGCCGGGACACTGGCGAACTCGCCTACCGGGTGTGGAACGCAGACGGCGGCGGCTACGTCGAGCTGGACGCCATGGACGTGTTCCACGTGCGCGGCCTGGGCGACGGCGTGCTGGGCAAGAGCGTCATCGACTACGCCGCCGAAAGCATCGGCTGGGCGCGGGCGACGGAGATCTTCGGCGCGACCTTCTTCGGCGAGGGCATGAACCCGTCCGGCGTCGTCGAAGTTGCGAAGGGCCTCAGTCCCTCGGCATTGGCCGTGCTGCGGGAGGAGTTGAGGAGGCTGTATGCCGGGCCGCGGGGGGAGCGGACGGTGATCCTCGACGCCGGCACGAAGTTCTCGCGCCTGGCCATGCCGATGGACGAGGCTCAATTCATCGAGACGCGCCAGCACCAGGTCGAGGAGATCTGCCGCTGGTTCAACACCCCGCCGCACAAGGTCATGCACCTGCTGCGAGCGACCTTCTCCAACATCGAGCACCAGTCGATCGAGGTGGTGGTCGACTGCGTCATGCCCGACGTGAAGGTCTTCGAGGAGGAGGCCGACTACAAGTGCTTCGGCCCGCAGAACCGGGGCGGCTTCTACACCAAGATGAACCTCCGCGCCCTGCTGCGCGGCGACAACGCCAGCCGGGCGCAGTTCTACAAGGACATGACCGGGATCGGCGTGATGTCGATCAACGAGGTCCGCGAGGCCGAGGACATGAACCCCATCGGCCCGGACGGCGATGCCCGCTTCGTGCCGGCGAACATGATGACCCTCGAGCGCGCCATCGCGCTCGGCGAGACGGCGGCGACGCCAGCCGGACAGGCGGACACTCCCATTCCGGCCCTGCCGGCGGCCGAGCCCGGTGAACCCAACGCGAACGACGACTGAGGACCTGACAATGACCAAGCGCGCGATCCTGGAGTTTTGGCCGGATATTCGTTTCGATCTCTCGCCTCTTCAGGATGGCGGTCTCCGCATCGTCGGCTCGTTGGATGGCGGTCGCGGTCCTGGCTGCCTGGTGCGCTTGGTCGTCGAAGGTGATGCGTTGCCTGACGAATGCATCGGTCGCGGGCCGCTGAAGACGGTCTGCATCGACCTGACCAAGGAGACCTATGGTCTGCAGAGCATCGTCCGGCTGAGCCGCGTCTACGTCAAAGCTCATGAAGCTTCGACGTCGCTCTTCGTTTAGCGAAAGGAGCCGCCCATGGGCGCTGGCTATTCCATGAAGGCCCAGGCCGAAGAGGCCACGGTCTACATCTACGAGGACATCGGCTCCGGCTGGTTCGGCGGCGTCTCGGCCAAGCAGTTCGCCGACGACCTGAAGGCGCTGGGCGCGGTCCAGACCATCAACGTCCACATCAACAGCTACGGCGGCGAGGTCTTCGACGGCGTCGCCATCTACCGCACCCTGGTCAGCCACCCGGCCAAGGTGGTGGTGCACGTCGACGGCGTCGCCGCCTCCAGCGCCGCCACCATCGCCATGGCCGGCGACGAGATCCGCATCACCGAGGCCGGCTTCCTGATGATCCACAACGCCTCGGGCGGGGTCTTCGGCGAGGCCAAGGAGATGCGGCAGATGGCCGACCTGCTGGACACGATCTCGTCCACCATCGCCGACGTCTACGCCGCGCGCAGCGGCAAGGGCCACGAGCAGATCGTCGCCTGGATGGAGGCGACCACCTGGATGACGGCCGCCGAGGCCGTCGAGCGCGGCTTCGCCGACCAGGTGGTCGAGAACCTGCGCGTCGCCGCCAGCGCGGACCCGCGCGCCGTCTTTAACGCCAAGGACCGCCCCAAGAACCGGCCGGTGGCCGAGATGCTGGCCTACGCCGCCGAGACCCTCGACGGCGCGCCGCCGCGCGTCGAAGCCCCGGCCCGGATGCTGTCCGATACGCCGCTCGCCCGCCGTGTGGCGTTGCAGCGCGCCCAGCTCGCCGCTCGAGCCTGATCTTCCCGCGGCCTCGGCCGCGTGACCCTAGAGTCGGCCGCAGGGCCGCCTGACGCCGCCGACCTCGGCGGCCCAACCCCAAGAGGTAGCTATGAACAAGACCCTCGTCCCGGCGAGCGTCGTGGCCCTGCTCGCCCGCACGGCCATCGCGCAACTGCCGATCTTCAACGACGCCACCATCGAGGCGCACCGCGCTCGCCAGACGGAGGTCACCGAAGCCTCCCAGGCGATCCTCGCGCGCGCCGAGGCCGAGAGCCGCGACCTCACGGAGGCCGAGCAGCGGGAAGTCACCGCGCTGGCCGACGAGTTCGACGCTCTGGAGAACCAGATCGGCGTCCGTCAGCGCGTCCTGAACCAGTCGGCGTCGCTGTCCGCCCCGCGTGGCCGCCAGACGGACCCCGATCCGGTCTCGGAGGTCGACGAGCCGCAGCTCGTCAATCGCGCGGCGCCCGCCGCGACGGCCCGCCGCGCCGAGCCGCGCCCGACGAACGTCACCGCGCGCGGAACGTCCGGTTTCCGCAACTTCGGCGACTTCGCCAACTCGGTCCGCATGGCCACCCTGCGCCAGGGCGGCGAACTTGACGCGCGCCTGCGCAACGCCGCCGCCTCGACCTACGGATCGGAAGGCTCCGGCGCGGACGGCGGCTTCGCCGTCCCTCCCGATTTCCGCGCCGAGATCATGAGCCGCGTGTACGGCGAGGACAGCCTGGTCACCCGTACCGACCGGATGTTCTCCTCTGGAAACACGCTGACGCTGCCGATCGACATGACCACGCCGTGGGACAGCACCGGCGGCATCCAGGCCTACTGGACCGGAGAAGCCGGCGCCATCAGCCAGTCCAAGCCGAAGCTGGAAGAGGTGACGGTGAAGCTGGAGAAGCTCGCCGCCGTCGTGCCGATCACCGAGGAGCTGCTGGAGGACGTTCCTGCCATGGACGCCTACCTGCGCCGCAAGGCCCCGGAGAAGATCGACTTCAAGCTGTCCTACGCGATCGCCTGGGGCAACGGCGCGGGCATGCCTCTGGGCTTCATGAACGCGCCCAGCCTGGTCACCGTCGCGGCGGAAGGCGCGCAGACGGCCGACACGATCAACGCCACCAACGTGGTGAAGATGCTTGCCCGGCTGCCGGTGCAGTCGCGCCGCGACGCGGTGTGGCTGATCCACCCGGACGCTGAGGTCCAGCTCCCGCTGATGACCATCGGCAACCAGCCGGTGTACCTGCCGCCCGGCGGCCTGCGCGACAATCCGTTCGGCGTCCTGCTCGGCCGCCCGGTGATCCCGCATCAGGTCTGCGAGACGGTCGGCGACCTCGGCGACATCATGCTGGTGGACCTGTCTCAGTATCTCACCGCCACCAAAACCGGCGGCGGCCGCGACGCCAATGGCCTGAAGGTCGACACCAGCATGCACCTCTGGTTCGACCAGGACCTCCTGGCCTTCAAGTTCACGCTGCGCGTGGCCGGCCAGCCCTGGTGGTCACAGGCGTTGGCCCAGCGCGACGGCAACAACACCCAGTCGCCCTTCGTGACGCTGGCCTCCCGCTAAGCGTCGCCGCTTCCCTTCACCTCTAGCAGCGCCGGCCGGGTCTGGACCCGGCCCGCGCGGATCAGAGCAGACAGATGTACCTCAACAACCTCTTCGTGGAGGCGGCCCAGGTCGTGGTCGCCTTCCCGCCCGTGGACACCCAGTCCGGCGCCAACAACGGCGACTGGGTTTCCATGAAGAACTTCGATCGCCTCACCGTCCTGTTCATCAAGGCGGCCGGGGTCGCGGGCGACGATCCCGTCCTGACCATGAAGCAGGCGACCGACGTCAGCGGCTCCGGAGCCAAGGCGCTGAACTTCACCCGGGTAGACTCCAAGGTGGGCGTGCAGACCGGCATCGGGTCCTTCACGACCAACACCCAGGCCGCCGGCAACACCTACACCGACACGGTGTCCGCGGAGGCCCAGGGCCTGTTCGCCATCGAGATCCAGGCCTCCGACCTGGACGTCTCCAACGGCTTCGACTGCGTGCAGTTCTCGGTTCCCGACACCGGCTCGGCCGGCGCCCAGCTCGGAACTGCGGTCTACATCCTGCGCGGCGCCCGATACGCCGGCGCGGGCCTGCCGTCGGCCATCGTCGACTGATCTTCCTCCCCGGAAGCCCCTGGGGCCGCCGTTACGGCGGCGGCCCTTTCTTCCCGAACGCCAGCTCCATGCCGCCCGCGCACGACCGGGCCGCATCGACGTGTCGTTCCCGCAACCTCCGACTGGAGCCATCCATGCCCAAGATCCGCTTCCTCCGCGAGGAGCAGTACGAGTGCGACGGCCGCGGCAAAGGCCCTGTGTTCTCCGAGGGCGAGACCGTCCTCGCCTCCGAGGATTTCGCCCTGCGCTGGACCCGCCGCCTGGCGGCCGAGGTCGTCGGCGAAGGCGAGCCGAAGGGCGACGCGTCGTTCGAGCGCGTGAAGCCCAAGGCCGAGAAGGCCGGCAAGGCTGAGAAGGCGTCCGATCCCGAACCGCGCCCGCCCGCGCCGGCGGCCGACCAGCCTGCCCCGGGCAGCGCGTCCGAGGGCGGCCCCGGTCCCACCTCGGCGGCCGAGCAGCCTGCCCCGGACGGCGGGTCCGAGGGCGGTCCCGGTCCCGCCGAGCTCGATCTCGGCGCCTCCACCTAAGACCACGCCATGCCGCACGCCCGTGCCGAGCGCGCCAGCAACTGGAACCGGCTGGTCCGCACCGCGCCCCCTGCAGCGGCGCCGCTCAGTCTGGAGGCCGCCAAGGCTCATCTCGAGGTGGACACCTTGGCCTTCGACGCCAAGATCCAGGGCTTCGTCGATGACGCCGTCGCCCAGATCGACGGTCCGGACGGCGCGGGCCTGGCCCTGATCACCCAGACCTGGCGCCTCAGCCTCGACGCCTGGGCCCCGGAGATCGTCATTCCCCTGCGGCCGGTGCAGGCGATCCTGGGCGTCACCTACCGCGACCTGGCGGATGCGGAGCAGACGCTCGACCCCGCGCTCTACGACTGCGACCTGGACCACGCGCCGGCCGCCATCGTTCCGGCCTGGGGCGCCTGCTTTCCCGCCCATCGACCTGGCCGGGGCGTCATCAAGGTGACCTTCCGCGCCGGCTTCGGCGACGCCGCCGCCGACGTGCCGGGCGACCTGGTCGGCGCTCTGAAGCTGATCGTCGCCGACCGCTTCGCCAACCGCGAGGCGACGTCGGACGGAGCCTTGAGCGAGCTGCCGAACGGCGTCGCCGCGGTCCTCGCCCGCTACTCGGCCGGCCCCATCGCCTGATCCCTCGGCGCACGCCGTGCGCGCGCCCCGTCAACCCGATCAACGGAGACGCCTATGTCCCTCAACCTCACCGTCGAGGCGCAGATCAAGGGCTATTACCGCGGCCCGAACGACCTCGCCGCGCCGCAGCAGGTGTTCAGCCTGTCGGAAGCCCTGAAGCTGGTCACCGGCACCGCGGCTGAGCAGGCCGACCTGGTCTTCTCCGACACCCGCACCCTGGCGGCCTCAGCCTCCGAGAGCCTCGACCTCGCCGGCGGCCTCGCCGACGCCTTCGGCCAGACCCTGACCTTCGTCGAGGTGGTGGCCGTCCTGATCAAGGCGGCCGAGGGAAACACGAACGACGTGGTGGTCGGCGGCGCGCCGTCGAACACCCTGGCAAGCTTCTTCGGCGACGCCACGGACAAGGTCCTGGTCAAGCCCGGCGGCCTGCTGCTGCTCGCTGCGCCCGGCAACCCGGCCTATGCGGTCACCGCCTCGACCGGCGACATCCTGAAGGTGGCCAACTCCAGCTCGGGCAGCGCCGTCACCTACGACATCGTCGTCGTCGGCCGCAGCGCCTGATGCTCCGCGCGGGCGACCTCGACCGGCGCGTGGAGCTGCAGCGGCTCGTCGTCACCCGGGACCGGATGAACGCGCCGGTCCAGAACTGGTCGACGCTAGCCGAGGTCGCCGCCTCCCTGTTCGACGTCTCCGACGCCGAGCGTCTGTCCAATGCCGAGGTGGGCGCGAGCGTCACCACCCGCTTCCGCATCCGCTGGTCGCCGGACGTGGCCGACCTGAACGCCAAGGACCGGCTGGTCTGCGAGGGCGCGGTCTACGCGATCAGCGGGGTGAAGCAGGTCGGCCGCCGCGACGGCCTGGAGATCACCGCCGCCCGCCGGGGCGACGCCTGATGGGCGTCACGGTCAAGCTCCAGGGGCTGCGCGAGCTGGAGGCGGCGCTCGGCGAGTTCAAGACGGTGACGGCCCGGTCCATCGCGCTCCGCGCCGCGAAAAAGACGCTTCAGCCCATGGCCGAGGAGGCGCAGGCCGGCGTTCCCGACGATCCGGCGACGCCGCAGAAGATCGAGATCGCGGTCGTGGAGCTGACGTCGATGAGCCAGGGCTCCGTGGTCGCCGCGGGCTTCGGCCCGACGCGGGATAGCTTCCCCGAGGCCGGCGTCCAGGAGCATGGCGCGCCGCCGCACACTATCCATCCCGTTAAGGCCAGCGCGACCGGACTTCTGGGCTTCGAGGTCGGCGGTCATGTGATCACGCCAAAGGCGGTGCAACACCCCGGCTCCCCGCCGCGCGCCTACATGCGCCGAGCCTGGGAGCATGGCGCCGAGGCGCTCCTGCCGCGGCTCCGCGACCTTCTAAGGAGCGAGATCGACAAGGCCGCCAAGCGCGCAGCGGCGCGGGCTCTGAAGAAGACGGGCTGACCGGATGGAAGAGGACCTTGTCGCCCAGCTTCTCGCCGACGCCGGGCTTTCGGCCCTGGTGGGCGACCGGATCACCTGGAACCTGCGCGACCAGGCCGGCGCCTTACCGGCCGTGGTGCTGCACCTGATCGACGCCACCCGCCAGCGGTTCCTGGGCGGACGCCGCTCCGGCTTCGAAGGCGCCTACCTCCAGGCCGACTGCTGGGGCTCGACCTTCGCCGAGGCCAAGGACGTTTCCCGCGCCTTCCGGGCCGCCCTCGACAACCTCACCGGCGCCTTCCGCGGCTCGGCCGAGGAGCACGAGCGCGACGACGCCTTTCTCGATCCCGCGCCGGTCGGACACCGGCCGGCCGAACTTCACCGCACCAGCCTGGATGTCCGGGTCTGGCGGCAAGCACCCTAGCTAGGAGGACATCCGATGGCTGCGATTACCGACGACGGCATGATTGGCTTTGACTCGACCGTCGAGGTCGAGACCACGACGGGCGTGTGGTTCGAGCTCGGCCTTGTGGGCAACGTGACCCCGCCGAACGAGCAGGTCGACGAGGTCGACATCACCCACATGAAGAGCCCGGACGCGACGCGACAGTTCATCCAGGGCCTGGCCAATCCGGGCGACATGACGATGGACATCAATTACGTCCCCGGCAACGACACCGACGAGTACATCATCGCCTGGCGCGCCTCGCGCGAGACCCGCAACGTCCGCATCACCTACCCGACAGACGTGGTCGACACCTTCCCGGCTTTCGTGAAGGGCTATGCGCCCAGCCTGGCGGTCGGCGACAAGTCAGGCGCCCAGCTCACGCTGAAGGTCGCCGGCGCGGTCACCCGGAGCTGATAGATGCCGAACCCCCTGAAGGGCGAGGTCTCCATCGGCCTGGGCAAGGAGACCTTCACCCTGTTCTATGACGTGGATACGCTCTGCGTCGCCGAGGACCTTCTCAACCTCTCGACGGCCGAAATCCTGAGCGGGGTGACGGCGCGGAAGGTCCGGATGGGCTTCATGCGCGGCCTCCTGTGGGCCGGGCTTCGCCAGCATCATCCCGACCTCTCCCTGGTCGAGGTCGGCGAGCGGTTCCTTGGCCCGGGCGGCATCGGCGTTTCCGGGGCCCAGGTGAAGATCCTGGACGCCCTGGCCGCTGCTTTCCCGGTGGCCAAGGACGGCGGCGGGGAGGCCGCCGGCGAGGACCCTCCGCCGGCGGCGGATGGGACTGGGAGCGCCTCCTCGGCGTCTGGCTCGACCTCGGGCTAGGCGACGCGGCGAGCTTCTGGCGCCAGACGCCGCGGATGCTCAACCTGCATTTCGAGGCGGCTGCGCGCCGCCGCGAGCGGGAGGTCCGGGACCGGCTGTCCACCGCCTGGCATGTTGAATTCTTCCAGCGTCAAAGGCTCCTGAAGCCGCTCTCCCACTACCTGGAGACGGACAAGCCCGCACCCATCCGCCGGCGGACATCCATGCCCGCCGCCGAACTCGACCTGGTGATGCGCCGGTGGCGCGCGGTCATGGCCGTGGTCGAAGCCCAGAAGCCCGTTCCCTCCGCTGCCCGCCGCGCACGCCGTGCGCGGTCCAAGCCCTGACCGAGGATCAGCCCCATGGCCGGTTCCAACCTCATCGGCAGCCTGAAGGTCGCGCTGGGCCTGGACTCGGCCGAGTTCGACAAGGGCCTGAAGAGGGTCCAGGACCGCGTCGGCTCGCTGAACGTCGGCAAGGGGCTGGTCGAGGGGTTCAAGGGCGTCGACGGGCTGTTGTCCGGCGTGGCGTCCCAGGCCGGGGTGCTGGGCGCCGCCCTGTCGACCACCGGCGTCGCGGGCGCCGCGGCGGCGGCGGGCCTGGTGGGCGCCTTCAAAGCTGCGCGCTCGGCCATGGCCTTCGGTGACGAGATCTCCGACACGGCGGCGAAGATCGGCGTCACCACGGACGCGCTGCAGGAATACCGCTACGCCGTCCACCAATTGGGCGGCGAGTACGGCGACGCGGACGCCGCCCTCCAGCAGTTCTCCGTAGCCTTCGGCGCGGCCCATGCGGCCCTGACGAAGAAGGCGGTCAAGCCGTTCGAGGCCTTGGGTCTCGACCCGAAGAGCTTCGCCTCAACGGAGGATGCGCTCCAGGCGGTGATCGGAAAGATCTCCGCCCTGAAGTCCTCCGCCGAACAGGCCGCCATCGCCGACAAGCTCGGCCTGACGCCCATGCTGACGGCGCTGCGCGCCGGCGCCGGCCAGATCGACGTCCTGCGCCAGAAGGCGCACGACCTCGGCTTCGTCATGGACAGCGGCCTGGTGCAGAAAGCCAGCGAGGCGAACGACAAGTTCGAGGACCTGAAGCACATCGCCGAGGTGCAGCTCCATAGCGCCTTCGTGGATCTCGCGCCCGCCCTGCTGGCGACGCTCGAGGTCGTTGACAAGATCGCCGAGGGCTTCCGCGGGATCATCGACGCCGTCACGGCCGTCGAGAACAAATCTGCCCAGGGCCTACGAAATCGACGTGTCGAGCTGACGGCGGAAATCACCGACCTTGGTATCAAACAACTGGCAGGTCGGAAGCTGTCGATCCCAGAGCAACAGGCTTTAGCCCGCTATCGGGCCGAGGCGGCGAAGGTGGATGCGGCGCTGGCCGATCGCGCAGCGTCAGCCGCCCCGCCGCCGCCCCACGGCGGGACTTCGCTGACGTCTCCCGGCGCCGCGGCGATCGCCGGGGCCAGCGACGAGGCGATCGCGGCGGCGCGCAAGGCCGAGCTGTCGGCGCGGATGGGCCTGACCGCGAACATCGAGAAGTCCGCCGCCCTAAAGCTAGAGGAGGTCGAGCAGGAGCGGGCGGACGCCAACCAGAAGCTCCGCGACCAGGCGAAAGAGGGCAAGATAACCAAGGCGGCCGCCGAAAGCGCCATGGCGCTCAACGACAAGGCCGCGTCCGAAAAGAAGGAGGCCGTGCTGCGTCAGGCCCGCGCTGACCATGCGGCGCACGAGGTCGCCCAGGCCGAGGCCGTGGCGCGCTACACCGACCAGGTCTCCCAGCTCCAGGCGCAGTTCGCCGGCACGGCGGCCGAGCGCAATGCTTTCGAACTGAAGGCCCTGGACGATCGTCAGGCCCGCGAGCGTCGGCGGCTGGAGACGGAGACCGCCGCGGACGTGACCGCCGGCAAGCTCACCCAGGCCGAGGCCGACGCGCTGCTCTCCGCCCAGGGACAGGCCCAGGCCGCCGAGCGGGTCAAGGCCCAGTGGGACGCGCGGGTCCGCCAGAACGACGAGATGACCCAGCAGCTCGACGACCTGCTGGCGTCCCAGGAGGACAGCCTGCGCGCCCAGCAGTCGCTGGCGGCTTCCAGCTATGGCCAGGCGGTCATCGGCAAGCGTCTGCTGGAGACCACCCACCGGCGCGAGCTGCTGGAGGCGCAGCGGCTGGTGGACGATGCGGCCAACCCGGAAGCGCGCGACCGCGCCCAGCAGCAGCTCGACGACCTGAGGAAACGCCACGAGGCCGAGACGGTCCTCGCCGCGCGCCAGACGACGCTCGCCCGCGCGATCGGCGAGGCGACGAGCGCGACCGCCGGCCTGAAGCAGGCGATCCGCAGCCACGACTGGGCCGGCATCTTCGACGAGCTCGCCCGCACCATCGACCTGATCAGGAACAGCTTCGTGGCCAACGGCCTGACCGGCGGGCTAATGACGGCGGCTGCGGCCGGGAGTTCACTGCTTGGCGGCAAGGCGGGCTCGGCGCTGAACACGGGCCTGGGAGCCGGGTTTCTGGCAAGCAGCCTGGGCGCAAGCGGGGCCATTGGCGGGCTCGGCCTGTTCTCGGCCGGCTCGACCTTGGTCGCCAACGGCGCGACGGTCGCAACCGGCATCGGCGCGGGCGCGCTCGGGGGCATGGCGGGGGCCATGGGGGCCATCGCCGCGGCGGCGCCCTACATCGCCATCGTCGCGGGCCTGGCCAGCCTGTTCATCGGCTCCAAGCCCAGCAACCATGCGGGCATTGCGACGCTCACGCCCGACAGCTTCCAATTCGTCAGCTCGGGCAAGGAGACGGACGAGACGAAAAACGCCGTCCTCGGCGCGGCGCAGACGATCGTCCAGAACGAGAAGGCGCTGGAAGCCCTAGGCATCAGCCTGAAAACCACGGTCGCCAAGCTCGACCTGGGCACCCGCGACCTGACCCACATCTTCCTGTCCAACGGTCAGGAGCTCCGCTCCGCCGTGGGCGACGCCCAGGCCGCGGCCGAGACCGCCCTGCAGGCGGTGCTCAAGGACGCGACCTACGTCGACGATGCGCAGAAGTCGCTGGTCACCTCCATGATGGCGGCGGGCAAGGGCTTCGACGACATCACCGCGGCCTTGCAGACCTATGCCACGGCGCAGGCGATCTCCGGTCAGCTCGCCGATCAGATCCTGCAGCTCACCGACCCCCAGGCCTACGACCTGAAGCAGGTCCACGACGGGATCGCCGCCCAGCACAAATCGGCCGAGGCTCTGTACGTCCAGGGCATGCTCACCGCCGCCCAGCTCGCGGCGATCAACACCCAGCTCGACACCCTGGAAGCCCTCCAGGTCGACAAGACGATGGAGAAATACGCCGCGGCCGTGGGCGATGCGGCGACGGCCGTGGCGCAGTCGCTGCGCGATGCGGCCGCCGAGGCGCAGTCGGCGCTGAAGGACGCCATCGACGCCCAGATCTCGACGCTGCAGAAGACGGCGAGCCAGTTCTCGGGTCTCGCCGGCAGCCTGCATGCCTTCCAGGAAAGCCTGAAGCCGGCGGACGTCGCCGCCTCGCCCGCCGCGGCCCTGCTCGCCGCCCGTAACGCCTTCCTCGGCGTGGCCGGCAGGTCCGACGCCGACAGCCTGGGCAAGCTCCAGGGGCTCGGCCAGTCCTACATCGAGGCGGCCAAGTCGGGCGCTCGCAGCGCCACGGAGGTGGCCCGCGTCCAGGCCCAGGTGCGCAACGCCATCGCGGCGGGCGCCGCCTCGGCCGACGCCCAAGCGAGCCTGGCCCAGCAGCAGCTCGACGCGCTCACCGGCCTCGAGACCCAACTCGGCCTGATCAACGCCAGCGTCCTGTCGATCCCCCAGGCGCTGGCGAACCTGATGGCCGCCAACACCGCCGCCGGCGTCGCCAATCCGGTGCTGAAGGACGCTTCCGGCCGGACCATCATCGACGCCGCGCGGGGCGTGGGCGTGGACGCCTTGGGCAACCCCATGCCCTGGGCGCTCGACGCGCTCGGCCTGCCGCATTTCGCCACGGCCGGAGGGTTCAGGGTCGGCGGGATCGGCCCGGCCGACAGTCGGCTGGCGCAGATGGCCCTCTCGCCCGGCGAATACGTCAACGTTAGCCATGGAGACTCCATGGGCGCCATGGCGTCGCAGATCGGCGCTCTTCGTCAGGACCTCCGCGCCGGCATGGGCGCGATTGCGGCCAACACCCGCCAGCTCGCCCAGCTCCAGTCCCGCTGGGACGGCGACGGCCTGCCCGCCACCCGGACGGCGTGACGTGGACCTTCTGCCGCCCGCCACGGTGGACGACGCCGCCCTGGTCTCCAGCAACGTGGCCGAGACCGACTACACGGCCTGGTCCGCCGTCACCACCTACGCTGACGGCGACCGCGTCCGCCGCGTCACGACGAACGTCCACAAGGTGTTCGAGAGCCTGGTCGGCTCCAACCTCAACCACGATCCGCTCACCGACGACGGGACCCGCTGGCTGGAGGTGGGCGCCACCAACCGTTGGGCCATGTTCGACGCCAAGGTACAGAGCCAGACGACGCGGGCTGATAGCATCGTGGTCCAGCTCGGCCTGGGCGAGCGGATCGACACCGTGGCGATGCTCAACGTCTCGGCCACCAGCGCGCGGGCGAAGCTCACCGATGTTACGGACGGCGTGGTCTACGACGTGACCGCCGACCTGGTCTCGACCAGCGGCATCCTCGACTACTGGGACTGGTTCTTCGCCACCATCGTGCGAAAGACCGACATCATCTTCACCGGCCTACCGCCCTACCTCAACGCGACCCTGGAGGTGACGCTCGCCGAGGCCGGCGAGACGGTCGCCTGCGGCTTCCTGGCCGCGGGTCTCGCCCGCGACATCGGGACCACCCAATACGGCATGAAGCTCAGCTTCACCGACTACTCGGTCAAGCAGGCCGACGACTTCGGAAACTACGTGATCGTCGAGCGCGCCTTCGCCCGCCGCAACGACTACCAGCTCTGGATCGCCAAGGACTCTGTGGACGAGGTCTACCGCCTGATCACCAGCTACCGGGCAACGCCGGTCCTGTTCATCGGCGACGAGTATTACGGCGCCTCCGTGGTGATCGGCTTCGTCCGCGATTTCGGCATCGACGTCGCCTACCCCGACATCTCCCAAAGCACGCTCAGCGTGGAAGGCCTGTCCTAGATGACGATCCCGCCGATCACCGCATTCACCGGCCTCACGCCGCCCGCGCGCACCCAACAGCGCGACGAGTTCAACGACAACGTCGAGGCCGCGCTCGGCGCGTGGCCGGACTTCCAGGACGAGGCCAACGCCATGGCCGTAGCCATGGACGCCCTGGCCGTGCAGGTGGACGCCGACGCGGCGGCGGCGGCGGCGGATCGGGTGACGGCCCAAACGGCGGCCAACGGCGCCGTGGCGGCGACGGCCTATGTGGCCACGAGCACCACCAGCTTTTCCATCGGCACGGGCTCCAAGGCCTTCAATATCGGGACTGGAAAGAGCTTCGCATCGGGCGGCGGTGAAGACGTTGTTGTTCGCCGCAAAGGCGACGCGAGCGTGCGGCTTTACGGAGCCACCACGAGCTATTCGAGCGGAACGCTGACCATCAACGTCACGCGCGTGGTGGGCTCCGGCGGCCCGTACACCGACTGGATCGTCTACCTGAAGGCCTTCTTCGTCGACGAGCTCGACCTCCAGGCCCAGGCCATCGCCTTCGCTTCCGCTCTCTGAGGACTGCTCATGACCACGACGCCCAACTCCATCGTGACGCCGCAGACGCCGAAGTCCGGCTTCGCGGCCCTGACGACGGCGAACACCACCTTCTCGACTTCGCCGACCAACTCGGTCCTTCTGGTCACGGCGGGCGGGAACGGCGCGCGCCTCACGCGGCTGGAGTTCATCCCCCTGGAGACGGTCACCGCCAACGCCTTGCAGTGGTATCGCTCTATTGACGGCGGGACGACCAAGTACCTGGCCGGCATGGCGACCGGCGGATCGGACACGGTGAGCGGGACGGACGGCTCCACCACTGTCAGCGCCGGCTACAGCGACGACAATCCGCTCATCCTGCAACAGAACGAGCGGATCTACGTCGCGACGGGCATCACCAAGCAATACCACGTCGTCGCCGAGTGGGCGGACTACTGATGATCGGTAATAAGTTGCCTGGACTGCGCGGCCAGAATATGCGGGGCGTTCGGCCCAAGACGACCGTGAGCACCTACAGCTTCCCGCCGGGCTCCTACACATGGACGTGTCCGCGCTCCGGCCGTTGGCGCTTTGTCCTCTGGGGTGGGGGCGGGACGGGGAACAGCGGCTCAGGCCAACATGGCGGCTCTGGCGCCTATTACGAAGCTGAGCGAAACCTAGTGAAGGGCCAGGGGGTGGTCGTTTCGGTTGGAGCCTCCGACCAGAACACCTCGGTAGCCATGCCGAATGGCGAGCTGCTGACGGCGAACGGCGGGTCGCTTAACACAGCGGCGACGGCCTCTCCGACGGTTGGAACAGACATCGCCTATGCTGGCTCGGCTCCGGGGGTGGCGGGCCTTGGCCCGGGCGGTGGCGCGGCGAGCAGCGGCGGCGGTGCTCCGGGGACGCTGTTTTATCGGGGTGGGAGCGGCGGCTTGCCTGGTCGTTCACCTGGTGGTGGGGGCAATGCCCAGCAGACAACCAATGGCGGCTCTGGCCAAGTCCTGATCGTGCCCGTCAGGGTTTAGAGCGGTAAATGTGGACGTGCCCAGCGTTGCCGAACGCGACGGGGGGCGTTTCGCGGACCAGCCCGAAGCGGCGCGCCACCCCATCGAGATCACCGGCAAACAGGGTCAAATACTCGCGCCGCTGGGGCTCCCCTTTCGGCGCATAGTCTAGGATCACGTCCATGCGTCCCGTCCCGGTGTCATGGGCCTTGCCTGCCAGGAACACCTCCAGGGCCGGCGCTTCGGATCGGAACACCAGCGATCCAGGCGGCGGGGCAGGAGCCGCCATCACCTCGGCAATCGGCATGTGAAAGGCCACCGAGCCAGTCGGTTTCAGGTGGCGCAGGATATTGGCCAACACCAAGGGCCATTCGGCTGGCGGTAGGTGGGCTAGGGCGTAATAGGGGCTGATCACGGAGTCGAAGCGGCGGCCCAGATCGAAGCGCCGCATGTCGCCGAGGACGTACATCAAGGTCACGTTTTCCGGCCGCTTGGCTTCGGCCTGGGCCAGCATCGCTGGGGCGATCTCCAGCCCCACCACATCGAACCCGCGGCAAGCAAGTTCCGCGCTGATCCGGCCCGTTCCAGAGCCTAGCTCCAGCACAGAGCCGCCGGAAGGCGTCATCGCCGCGTAGAGGTCCACGTCCTGGTCCAGCGCGCGGTCGGCCGCTGTCATCAGGTCATAGAAGGCCGTCGAGGCGCCTCCTTCCGAATAGTAGGGCCGGGCCGCTTCCATCCTGCCTCCGTACCACCACCACCTAAGAGCAGGTCGCGATGAGCTATCAACTTAAGCTGCTGGCCGACATGAGCAACATCGGCGAGCCAGGCCCGCTGCCTAAGGTGCTGCAAGGCAGCCTGAGCGACGCGGATCTCGCGGACCTGTCCTGGCTTCCGCCGGAGATCACCGGCTACGAGGGTCAAGGCTTCTTCTGGGTCGACGACGTCGTCGCGCCTATGCGCCGCATCCTCGACAAGGCGGTCGTTCACTCGCGGGTCAGCGCGCTGGGCAAGCTGGGCGCCGTCTGGGCAATCCTGCAGTCAGACCCCGATCTGCTCGGCCGCTGGCTGATGCCGGGGCGGCCCGACGTCTACGCCGATGACGAGGGCCTGTTGGCGGTGCTTGCTGCGGCCGGATGCTCTGAAGGCGAAACCGCCGAGATCACCGCGCCCTGACGCGCACGGCGTGCGCGCCGCTCCACACAGGATCCACCCATGACGTTGAAGCTGCATCTCAGTGTGGCGGTGAGCGGGGCTGTGCGCTCGGCGGAAGCCGCGACGCGGTTCGGCATCCGCGAGCGCCTGTCGCTGGCGAACGGGATCGGCCCGCGCCAGGTCGACAAGGTCTGGGCCGACCGCCGCACCTTGTCGGCCGGGGCGCACGAAGATCTCGACCTGGCCGACGGCCTCGCCGACGCCTTCGCCCGGCCGATCGCGCTCGAGGAGCTGCGGTTGATATGGATCGCCGCAGCGGCCGGCAATCCGCACGACGTGCTGCTGGGCGGCGGAAGCGGCTTCACCGCGCCCTTCGCGGCCGCGAACGACACGCTGCGGGTGCGCCCGGGCGGCGTCCTGGTCCTCACCGCGCCCGCCGGCGGCCAGTGGACCGTCGATCCCGACGCGGCCGCGCTTCGCATCGCCAACGGCGGCGGCTCGGGCCCGGTCACCTTCGACATTGTCCTGATCGGGTCCAACGGCCCGGACTTCGATTTCACCGACGACGGCAATCCGCTGATCGCCGTCCTTGCCCAGGGGTAGATAGATGGATCTTGTCGTCCGCGACGCCGAGGGCGTCGAGCAGACCGTGCCGATCAACACCGACCCGGCCACGGCGACCGCCCAGGCCGCGTTGCAGGCGTCGATCGGCGCGACCTCCGACGCCGTGGCCGGGAACACCGGCGGCGGCTCGGTCATCGCCTTCCTGCGCCGCCTGCGCGACGTGCTGCCCAACTCGCTTGGCCAGAAGGTCAAGACCGCCAGCCTGCCCGTGGTGCTGGCCAGCGACCAGGACGCGGTTCCGGTCAAGCAGACCTCGTCCGCGGCCGACGCCACCGCCGTCTCGGCCGCCACCAGCGCCACGACGCTCCAGATCGCGAACGCCGCGCGCAGGGGCGCGAGCGTCTACTACGACGGCGCGGCCGTGCTCTACCTGATCCTGGGCGACGAGACGCCCACGAGCAGCCTGTACACGCTGAAGATGGGCGACGGCTACGTCACCTACTTCGAGGTCCCGGCGGGCTTCACCGGCAAGATCGCCGGCATCTGGTCCGCCGCGGTCGGATCGGCCCTTGTCACGGAGATCGTCTGATGCCCGCCGCTACCCCCGCGGGCGCGTCCCGCAAGGTCCTGCCCGGCTATGTGACGCCCAGGCTGGCGCACCTTTACGAGGCGCTCTACGCCGGCACGACGAATAGCGGCGGCGACATCGTCCGCCCGACGACCAACCTCGCCAAGGTCATGGTGCTGGGCGACAGCGTCGGCGGGGCGAAGCCGCAGTTCATCATCCCCGCCTTGCAGGCAGCCTTCGGCGACGCGGGCGGGATGTTCATGAACACGCCGGCGGTGACGGGCGCAGCGAGCGTCCACACCGACGTGAATGATGGCTCGGTGTGGTTCAACGGCCAGTGGGTGACGCTGACCGGCGGCGGCTCGGCTGAGTATCTGCACGCCGGCGGCCGTCCGGCTGGGGACGTTTTCAAGGTCTACTACGTCAAGGAACCTGGCGCCGGGACTTTCAAGGTCCAGACGAACACCGGCGCCGGCTATGCCGACGAGGCGGGTTACACCAACGTGTCGGCCGCCAACGCCTCGGCCATCGCCGGGGTCATCACCCTGAACAAGGCGGCGGGCACGGAACTGTCCTTCAAGCTTGTCAGCCTGACGGGTACGGTGAAGGTGATCGGCTGCGCTTACCTCAACGCCACCAATGGCGGGGTGGCCAGCTTTCGTTTCGACGTGGGCGGCCTGGAGGTCTCGGCCGCCAACCAGGCGGCCGTCGCCGTCGTGCAGGGCGTGATGGCCGACATCGCGCCAGACCTGGTGTTCCAGGAGTGGAAGGACAACACCAGCTTCCCGAGCGATTTCGCCACCTTCATGGGAACCCTGACCGGGGCGCTGACCGCGACCGACTGGGTGATGATCGGCACGACGCCGGAGTCCGTGTTCCAGTCCTATATCCTGGCCAACAATGCGGCCATGAAGTCCTGGGCGGACTCCAATGGCGGCGTCTACTTCGACAGCTATTCGCCGCTGACCTACGCCCAGCTCGTGGCGCTCGGCTGGAACGGCGACGGCACGCACCTCTCCGTTCCGGCCAACGCCTTCTACGCCACGCTGCTGATGCAGCAGCTCGGCCTGGACAGGCTGGTCTCGGCCCCCAACGGGCCGGGCGGCGGCTGGCGTGTTGGTCCAAACGCCAACGGATCATTTGCGCCGGGCACGAAGCTGAAGCTGGAAAGCCGCAACATCTACGACGCTGAAATTTACACCGACGACTATGATCTGATCGCCAAGGGCGGGCGTGGGTTCTCCATTCGTAGCGCCGCCGGCGATGGCCGCTTCTATGTGGACGTGAACGGCGGCAACGGCGGCGGCGCCTGCGTCAACTTCCTGATCCTGGCCGACCCCGGCACGTCTGGCCCCCCCTCCGGGCCAGCGATCCGGCCGTTGGGTTCGGCCAACAACTCTGGCGCCTATTCGTCCGGCTACGGTGGCGGCGGGGCCGCGGCTCCATTTGGAGCCAGCAAGTTCATCGCCTATGGCGGCTCCGGCAACGCGACCTTCACGTCCGGAGATGGCGTTCCGACAGCCAACGAGCCCAACGGCAGCCTCTACTCCAGGCTCGACGCCGGGGCCGGCTCGACCCTGTACCTGCGGAAGAATGGGGCCTGGGTCGCGGTCCTCTGATCGGCCGCGGTCGCGGCCGAGACTTCCACCCTGTCCCTGATTTCCTGAGAAAGCGAGGCGCCATGCCGCCGGATGACGCGACCCTGCGCGCCACGCTCAGCCTGTCGGCCTTGTTCGGCGGGGCGGTGTGGGGGGTCTATCACCTCGCCACCACCCTGCTGTCGGGCCAGCCCATTCACCGCCAGGACCTGATCCTGGCGGCGCTGAACGTCGCCTGCGCGATGCTCGTGGGGACGCTGGTCGCCTACTTCATGGGGCCCGTGCTGGTGCCCCTGATCCCGGTCGAGGGTCTGCGCGACCCGCACGCCGCCGGGTTCGGCCTGGGCGCCGTGGCCTGGGAGGTTCTGCCGGCGGCGCTCAACGCCGCCAAGGCATTCGCCGCCAAGAGGGCCGGGGGGCCGGAGGGTGGTCAATGAACAACGTGGATCTCTGGGCCGCGGCAGCGGCCAGCCTGGCCGGCTCGGCCGTCGCCATGCGGGCGCACATGCTGCGGCCGCGGCAACATGCCTGGACGGCCGCGCCCACGGGCGTCTGGGCCTCGCTGACGGTGCTGGCCATCGTGCTCGGCACGCGGGCGTTCGGGCTGTGGTTCGGCCAGCACGCGAACGCCAGCGAGGCCGTGGTCTACACCGCGCTCGCCGCCTCCAGCGCGATCATGCTCTGGAACCTCAACCGCAACGGCCGGCGGGCGGAGGTGGAGCGCCGCGACCGCCTGCGCGAGATCGACGAGGCGTTGGCCGCCAGCGGGCCGCCGGCGCAATATCCGTGGGAGCGCCAGGCATGAGCGCGACCTCCTATCCTCCTGACTTCGTCGGCGCCGCGCGGCCTCTGGCCCCTGGCGACTTCCGCGCCGCCGCGGCTGTCCTGCAGCTCGACGAGCGCCGCATCCGCGCGGTCGACGAGGTCGAGAGCCGGGGCCGCGGCTTCCACCCGGACAGCCGCCGGCCGGTCATCCTGTACGAGCCGCACGTCTTCCACCGCCTGACGCGAGGCAAGTTCTCGGACAGCCATCCCGAGATCAGCTATCCGACGTGGGGGACGAAGCCCTATCCGGCGTCGCAGTCGATCCGCTACGCGCAGCTCATCGCCGCGCGGGAGCTCGACGAAGCCGCCGCGCTAAGCTCGGCGAGCTGGGGACGGTTCCAGATCATGGGCTTCAATCACGCGGCCGCCGGCTTCAGCACGCCGCAGGCGTTCGTGGCGGCCATGTGCGCGGGCGAGGGCGAGCACCTGATGGCCTTCGCGCGGTTCGTGAAGACCTCGCCGCGCGCGATGAACGCGCTGCGCCTGTCCGACTGGGCGGGCTTCGCGCGCTGGTACAACGGCGAGGGCTACGCCCAGCACGGCTACGACCAGCGGCTCAAGACCGCCTACGCCCGGCTCTGCGCCGACCCTCCCGCCACGGCGCGGGCCTGACCTGTCCGCCCGGCTCGGCCGGGCTCCCATCCGGAGACCATCCATGAAGACCATGACCCTCGCGGGCCTCGCGTTCTCGTGCCTGATGCTTGGCGCCTGCACCTCCACCGGCGCGCAGCTCGGTGAAAAGGCGCTGGGCAACCTGGAGTATTGTGAGCGGAGCTATACCGCCGTGCTCGCCGGGCTCGGCGCGAACGGCGGTTCGATCAACGTCCGCTGCCCGGCGCGGCCGTTCCCGGCGACGCCGACGCCCGCCGCGCCGTGAGCACCTTCACCGACCCGCTGGAGGTCGTGATCCTCGACCAGGCACGGCAGGGCCGGCTGGAGGCGAAGCTGCTCGCCGGCTTCGCCTACCATGTCGGCGCGCTGGGCTCGGGCGAGGTGATCAGCGTTCCGGCCGGCTTCGTCACCGACTTCGCCTCGGTGCCGCGGGGCTTCTGGAACCTGGAGCCGCCGATGGGCGACGCCGCCAAGGCCGCGGTCGTGCACGACTTCCTCTACCAGACGCAAGGGACCGGCCTGTGGTTCGGCAGTCGCCGGATCACGCGCGCCAAGCCCTACAGCCGCGCCGAGGCGGACGGCGTCTTCCGCGAGGCGCTCGGCGTGCTCGGCGTGCCGTCGTGGAAGCGCTTCGTGCTGTGGGCGGCCGTGCGCGCCGGCGGCGCCGGCGGCTGGGGCGGCTGAGCCCATATCGGACCCGGCGGTTTCTTTCCTCTCGGCCGACGCAACCTGAGGCCCGTCAGCTCCGCGCTGGCGGGCCTTTTTGCGTTCTGGACCTCGGACGAGAAGGGCGTAGACGGCGGTCGCATTGGGGGGGTCAGAAGATTTGCGCCACGGCTTGGCCGGGCGCCAACCCACGGCCCAATTGAACGTCACCCGGCTGGGGGTTCTTGAGTGTCGTGACCTCGACGGCGCCCGTTACGATCCGCATCGTCCAGTGATCGACCCCAACCACGGTCAGGTTTGGGTCGAGCGATTGCAAAGATTCGATCAGTTCGGCGACGGTCATCTCACAGCTTCCCGGCGTGGATCAGCGCCTTGAGCGCGTCGCTGGCGCGCGTCTGCCAGCCCTTGCCGCTGGCGCGCAGGTGATCGAGCACCTCCCGGTCGAGCCGGATGGTCACCGTCGGTTTCGGGTTCTCCACGCGCGGACGGCCGCCGCGGTTCTTGGTGGCGGCCTCCATGAAGGCGTCGCCCAGCACCTCGCGCGCCGGGCGCAGCGCGGCGAGCTGCTCCTCGGACAGGGCGGGGGCGTCGATGTCGGGCCGCTCGGCCCTAGGCGTCCTGCTCATATCGCCTGATCTCCCTCTTGTTGGCCTTGCGGAAGCTGATCACCCGGACCCGGCCTTCCGCGACCGGCGTGAAGACAACCACGAACACCCGCGACCCGATCAGGCCGAGCGCCCAAAAGCGAGCCTCGGGATAATCGAACCGCGTGTCCTGCCCGACAAGGGCGGCTTCCCAATCGAAGCCTTCGACCAGGGCGAACGACAGGCCCCGCTCGGCTTCGTTCCTGGCGCTCTTGCTGGGGTCGAACTCGATGTCCATGAGTGTTGTTGTAACTACAAAAACGTAGGGCGTCAAACAGTTTTTGTAGTTACGAATGTGGCGGACGTCAGCGCACCTGATCCTGCGGCGTCGGGGCGACGCGAAGGTCGCGGCAAGCTGTGAGGTCTCGGGCCTCGCTTGCCCCGCACCATTCCCGCAGGATGTCCTTCAGCAGCTCCTCGGCCAGGCGCTCGGGCTTTCGCCGGCCCAGCGGCTGTTCGGCCGACCCATAGGCCGAGCGCACGCAAAGCCGCTTGTCGGTCACGCTCCAGTCGCCCGACCAGCGCTTGCCGCATAGGTCGAAGCCAAAGGGGATGTAGCGGGTCTCCAGCGCCATGACGCAGAGATAGTGAAGCGCGCGCCCCGGCAAGCGTCACGGGAACCCCTACGAACTAGGCCGCCGGCTGCACCTCGAACCGCTCGGGCCTGACGGCCGACAGCAGCTCGGCCGCGTCCTGCGTCGGGTCGAGCCACGCCGACCACTCCTCGGGCTCCAGGATCACCGGCGCGCGGTCGTGGTAGTCGCCGAGCCGCCCGGCCGAGGGGCCGGTTAGCACGGTGAAGCTGGCCACCTCGCCGGCGTCCGGCGTGGCGCAGCGGTCCCATAGGCCAGCGAACCAGATCGGGCCGCCATCGGCCCGCCGGAAGACGTGCTTGACCTTCGATCCCGCTTCGCCGGTCCACTCGAACCAGGCGCTCGCCGGCACAATGCAGCGGCGCTTCTGGAATGCGCCCTTGAAGGTCGAAGCGCTGGCGCAGGTCTCGACCCGCGCATTGAAGGTGGACAGCTTGAAGCCGTCGCCCGCCCCCTTGGCGGTGTCCTTCAGCGGCTTGCCGGCGCGCCAGAACGGGACCAGCCCCCAGCGCATCTTCTCCAGCGTCCAGGCGCCATCCTCGATCCTGGCCGTTAGCTGCGCCGTCGTCGGCCGCACGTCGGCGCTGGGCTCGAGGTTGAGCGGGGCGGTCCTGACCGGGATGTAGCGCGACAGGACGTCGTGGATCTGCGCCCAGGTCAGGTGGGAGGTGTCGAAGCGTCCGCACATGGTGCGATCTTATCGCCGGCCGCTCGATCCCGCCATCCACGCCTACGGAGGCAGGGTCTCGGGATCGGAGTGCGCGCGCCGGTCACTGACCGAGCTTGGCGATCCGAGATGCCGCCCGCCGGGCTGCGTCCCGCGTGAGCTTCGTCTCGCCCGTCCCGATCATCTCGGCGTCGGTGAAATAGCAGTAGCCGAACTGCGCGCCATTGGCCGCCTCGATCCAGAAGGCGTCATCGTTTCCGCGAAGGGTCCAGGGCTTGGGGAGGCGGTCGTGCGGCATGGCGCTAGGACGAACCGATTTGCGGGGTGGTCAAGCGCTCTGGAGACGCTCGCGGCGGAACGCAGTTGGAATGGAAAGTTGCAAGCGCGCTCAGGCGACCTGGCGGAAGGGCAGGGATAGGGGGTTATGTCCACGCACGATGCGCGTCCCCGCACCCAAGTTCGACGGCCCCGTGAGCCTCACGCTCCGGGGCCGTCGTCGTATTCGCCGCTTCCCTTCGCCCGAACCCGCCTGCACCTCCGGC